GGGCGCTGACATCGCAAAGAGTAAGGCTCAGATGGCCGTACAAGCGCGAACTGCGGCGCTTGCCAATAGCAGGAACCAAGGAACATCTAAGAAATGATCCAAGACTTCGCACACGTATTGCGCGACCAAATACGTAAAGACATGAACAACTATGCCGACGACTTGGCTGGTGGTATCTGTCGTTCCTTTGAGGAATACCAAAAACTCTGTGGTGTTATTTCGGGTCTAGCACTCGCAGAGCGTTATCTACTTGACCTGCTTGAGAAAGTCGAAAAAGCAAATGATGGAATCTGAATCAGGATTGATCCTGCCTCCCGGTATTTCGTTGCCGCCCCATATTCAACCAATGGACAAACCAGAGGAAGACGATGACAACGAAACAAAAGCAGGTGCACTGCCCACCCCCACAGGTTGGAAGTTGCTCTGCGTAGTCCCTGAAGTCGACCAAAAGATTGCAGGTACATCACTGGATCTCGTGAGAGATACCGCCAGTTTGCGCCAAGAAGAACATGCCACCACGGTGTTGTTTGTTTTGCGCGTAGGCCCCGATGCGTACAAAGACACGGCCAAGTTCCCCAACGGAGCATGGTGTAAAGAAGGCGACTTCGTCTTGGTGCGTACTTACTCCGGCACAAGATTCAAGATCTTTGGCAAGGAGTTCCGTCTCATCAACGATGACCAAGTTGATGCTGTTGTGCTAGACCCTCGCGGCCTGACCCGCGCTTGAAAGGAAGAATATGGCTATGAAGGACGAATTTAAGTTCCCCGACGAAGTCGAAGACAAGAAGACCGACGAGGTCGACTTTGAAATCGAAACAGACGGTGACGTAGACATTGAGATTGAGGACGACACGCCTCCCCAAGACAGAGGCCGCAAGCCGCTGGACAAGGAAGTGGAAGACCCTTCTGAGGAAGAGATCGAGTCATACTCAGACAAAGTCAAGAACCGCATCAAAGAGTTGACGCATGCCCGTCATGACGAGCGCCGCGTCAAAGAAGCCACGATGCGTGAGAAACAAGAGCTGGAGCGTCTAGCACAGCAGTTGATTGAGGAGAACAAACGCCTCAAGCAAAACGTTTACACAGGACAAGAAGCGATCATTGAGAGCGCAAAGTCCAAAGCAGAGGTTGAGTTGCGCGAAGCACGCGCTAAACTAAAAGCTGCTCAAGAAGCATACGACACTGATGCAATCCTTGCCGCTCAAGAAGAGGTGATGGATGCAAAAATCAAAGTCGAACAAACAAAGAATTTTCGACCTGCCCCTTTACAGGAAGAAAAATTTGATGTACAAACGCCACAAACCCAACCTGCAAAGGTTGAACCGGACGAAAAGACACTGCGCTGGCAGGCAAAAAACCAGTGGTTTGGTTCCCCCGGGTTTGAGGAATACACCAGCTACGCACTAGGGCTGCATCAAAAGCTAGTCACAAACGGAGTGGATCCCCGCTCTGCTGAATACTTCGAGCAAATTGACGCTCGCATGAAGTCAACGTTTCCTGATCTGTTTGGTCGGAGCGAAGACAAGCCAAGGTCTGGTGAGGTTCAAAAGAAACCTACGACAGTGGTTGCCGCTGTGTCTCGTTCTACGAGCGCAGGAAAGATCAAGCTGACGACTACGCAAGTTGCGTTGGCGAAGAAACTCGGATTGACCCCGCAGCAATATGCTGCACAAGTAGCGAAACTGGAGAACTGAAATGGCTGAAACAATTGACCGCAAAAACCGTGATCTGACGACACGCGAAAAATCTGTTCGTGCTGTATACGTACCGCCGAGCAATCTGCCTGATCCAACGCCTGAACCGGGCTGGGTGTACCACTGGGTGGCTACGCACGTTCTGGGACAGTCGGAAGTAACCAACGTGTCTCGCAAAATGCGTGAAGGTTGGGTACCGGTGAAGGCTGAGGACCATCCGGAATTGATGATGATGGGTAATGAAAAAACTGGCAACGTTGAAATTGGCGGCCTCATGCTTTGCAAGATGCCACGCGAGAAATTCGAAGCCCGTAAAGAGTATTACGACCAGCAAGCTCAAAACCAGATGGACTCAGTTGACAATAGCTTCATGCGACAAAACGATTCACGCATGCCGTTGTTTGCCGAACGCAAGTCGACATCAACACGTGGTGGATTTGGAAATGGTTCTAAATAAACTTAGGAGTCCTTAAATGGCATCTACTGCTTCTCCCTACGGCTTCAAAGCCGTGAATGAGTTGGGTGGCCTACCATACGCTGGTAGCACTCGCTCGTTCGCAATCAACCCCGCCGGTTATGGCACCAACATTTTCAATGGCAGCATTGTTTATGTGGCGTCTACCGGTTATCTGCAATTGGCTACAGCCACAGGCGCTGACGCTACAACAAACGCATTCCCCGCTGGTACCACATTGACTGGTGCTGTTGGTGTTTTCGTTGGTTGCTCCTACGTCAATGCTCAAGGCCAGACAATTTACTCACAGTACTACCCAGCAAACTCTTTGAACGCTATCGCTTTCGTTGTTGACGACGACCGTGCTGTGTTCCAAGTGCAGGCTGACGGTGCAGTTGCTCAAGCTAAATTGGGCGAGAACGTGTTCTTGGCTAACGCTCAGAGCACCAGCACTGGTTCAACCACATCTGGTAACAGCAATATTGCTGTGTCGGCTACGTCACAAACTGCATCTGCGGCTTTCCGCATTGTTGGTTTTGCACAAGGCCCCAACCAAGCCCCCGGCGACGCTTACACTGACATTCTGGTGAAGTTCAACCCCGGATATCATTCATACAGCAACGCTGTTGGTCTGTAATTAGGAGTAATTCACCATGGCAATTTCACGCGCACAACTACTTAAAGAGTTGCTCCCCGGTCTGAACGCTTTGTTCGGCATGGAATACGCCCGTTACGGCGAAGAGCACAAAGAGATCTACGAAACAGAGAAATCTGAGCGTAGCTTCGAAGAAGAGACAAAGCTGGCTGGTTTCGCTGCTGCGCCTGTCAAGAACGAGGGTCAAGCCCTTTCTTATGACAACGCACAAGAAGCCTTCACTGCACGCTACAACCACGAGACAATCGCTCTGGGCTTCAGTATCACTGAAGAAGCTGTGGAAGATAACTTGTATGACTCCTTGTCAGCTCGTTACACCAAAGCTTTGGCACGTGCTATGGCTTACACCAAGCAAGTTAAGGCTGCTTCCGTTATCAACAACGGCTTTAGCGGTTCATACTTGGGCGGTGACGGTGTTTCTTTGTTCGGCGTGAGCTCTGGCGGCTCACGTGTTGGCCACCCACTCGTTAACGGTGGTGTGAACTACAACAGCCCAGCCACTGGCGTTGACTTGAACGAAACATCTTTGGAAAACGCTGTGATCCAGATCGCTGCTTGGACAGACGAGCGTGGTTTGCTGATCGCTGCTAAGCCCCGTAAGATGGTTGTTCCTCCAGCATTGATGTTCGTTGCTAAGCGTTTGCTTGACACCGAATTGCGTGTTGGTACAACCGACAACGATATCAACGCGTTGAAGCAGATGGGTGCAATCCCTGAAGGCTACACTGTCAACCACTTCTTGACAGACAGCAACGGCTGGTATTTGTTGACTGACGTGCCAAACGGCATGAAGCACTTCGAGCGTATCGCCTTGCAAAACAGCATGGACGGTGACTTCGACACAGGTAACGTTCGCTACAAGTCTCGTGAGCGTTACAGCTTCGGCTGGTCTGATCCCCTCGGTATGTGGGGTTCACAAGGTTCTTAATGAGCCTTTAAAGGGTTGGGAGTTCCCGGCCGTAGAAAAGCCACCTTCGGGTGGCTTTTTTATTTGTTGCATCTGTTTTTCTTTTGTTGTATATTGCACTCAATCCGGGCTTTCCGGTGCATCAAACTGTCCCGGCAGACGACATACCGACTGATGCGCTTTGACTTGTATGTAAGGAATACATCATGGGATTCGCAACACACCTTGGCCCTTGGTTGCTTGGTACTGTTAAAAACACTACTGGCACTACTGCTGGCACGATTCAAAACACAGGCTGCACAGTTGTTTCACAAAGCGCTAACGTTGTCTACGGCACACTGACTGGTAATGCAGTTGTTGTTCCTGCCGGTTCCCAAATCGTTGACGTTAAAGTTGTCACAACCACTGTGTTCAGTGCAGCCACAACCTGCAAATTGAGCATTGGCGGTACAGATTTCACAACCACCGGCACGATCACCAGCGTTGGTAGCGTGGCTTTGGGCGCTAACGCAACTACCCCCGGCGGTTGGTTGAACGTTGGTGCGACTGATGCCATCATCACTTACACACTGGCTGGTACTTCTTTGACCACTGGCGCTGCAACCATCATCGTTACTTACGCTGTGCGTAATTCTGATGGTGCTCAGGCTCCTACTGCATTCCAGAACTAATCAACCCCAAGGGGCTTCGGCCCCGTTTTTAAAGGAGCTTGATTATGATGCAAACAGACGTACTGCTAACGCAGCCGCTTGGCAGCTCAAACACGTTTAAAACACAGTCTGGTGCTGTGCTTGGCCCTTGTCGTATCAAAGCAATCTACGGAACTGCTGCTGCCTTAGCTGGTACATTGGTTTTGTATGACGGTGCTGATAACACAGGCAAACCAATCGGCACAATTAGCACGCCAACCGCTGCAAACCAAGGCACATACTACATCTTGATGCCCGGCGAGGGTGTTTTGGTGCGTACCGGAGTTTATGCGGCTATCACCAACGTCGACTCGGCGATGTTAATCTATGGCTAAGTCTCCAGCATGGCAACGCAAAGAGGGCAAGAACCCCAAGGGCGGCTTGAATGCCAAGGGACGGGCCTCGTACAACGCAGCGAACCCCGGGAAACCGGGCCTGAAGCGCCCTCAACCAGAGGGCGGCAAACGCCGCGACTCTTTCTGCGCCCGCATGGAAGGCATGAAGAAAAAGTTAACCGGAGAGAAGGCCAAGAAAGACCCGAACTCCCGTATCAACAAGAGCCTTCGGGCTTGGAATTGCTAACATGGATGACAAAGACATCATGACTGCCCGAGAACTGGCAACCCATGCAGCAGATATTGCACATCTGCAAGACGACATGGACAAGTTGGTTGCGAGCATGGCCGTTATGCAGAAGACGCTTAGCGACATTGACAAAACGCTTTCCGAAGCCAAAGGTGGGTGGAAGATGTTGATGTTGCTTGGCGGTGCAGGCGGTGTTCTTGGTGCAGCGGTAACGCAAATTATTCATGCTTTGCCTTGGGGCAAGTGATGCCTAGCACAAGCAAAAAACAGCACAACTTCATGGCGGCAGTGGCCAAAAACCCTGCGTTTGCCAAGAAGGTTGGGATTAAACAAAGTGTTGGTGAAGATTTTCTCCAAGCCGACAAGGGTAAGAAGTTTGGGTCTGGCGGTCGTACCGACATCCAGAAAATCAACAAGCCTAAAACCGATCACGGGAAAATGGCTTTTTTTAAAGAAGGTGGTTCTACCATGGCTACAAAAAACAACGGCATCACGACTGCCAAAATGGGTTCAGTGCGCACAGCGGCTCCTAGCCGTGACGGTATTGCTTCTAAAGGCAAGACCAAAGGCACAATGATCGCTATGAAAGGCAGCACACCCTTGGGTATGAAAAAGGGTGGCATGACCAAGAAGATGGCTTACGGCGGTAAGTGCTAAATCATGATGGCCAGCCGGGGGATGGGCGCTATTGCGCCCTCCAAAATGCCTAAACCTAAGACGATCACCCGTAAGGATGATCCGAACAAGGTCGAGATGTACAAGCGTGGTGGCAAGGTCAAAGAGGCTGATTGCGCTTGTGGTGGCGGCTACATGAAGGGTAAGAAGTAATGGCTTCCAAAGTCAACGCTGCTGGTAACTACACAAAGCCAACTCTTCGCAAGAAGATTGTGGCGCAGGTGAAAGCATCCGCGACTCAGGGAACCAAAGCTGGCCAGTGGTCGGCCCGTAAAGCGCAGCTTGTTGCCAAGAAGTACAAGGCGGCAGGCGGAGGTTACAGAGATTGAAAGCCCCGCAAAAATCTCTCAAGGACTGGACAGACCAGAAGTGGCGCACCAAGTCCGGCAAGCCGTCTAGCAAGACGGGGGAGAGGTATTTACCAAGCGCGGCAATCAAGGCTTTGAGCCCTGCGGAATACGCGGCGACAACACGGGCTAAACGTGCTGGCAAAAAGGCGGGGAAACAGTTTGTTGCCCAGCCAAAGACTATTGCAAAGAAAACTGCGGGGTTCAGATAATGGCTGAAAAGTGGATTCAAAAAGCAATCAAGAAGCCCGGAGCCCTGCGCTCTGCACTTGGTGCTAAAAAGGGCGAGCCTATTCCAGCAAAGAAGCTGGCAGCAGCCGCCAAAAAGCCCGGCAAAATGGGTCAACGTGCGCGTTTGGCACAGACTCTTAAAGGCATGAAATGACAACTTCAGGACTCACCTCGTTTAACCTTGACCTCAACGACATGGTTGAGGAGGCTTTTGAGCGGGCGGGTTCTGAGCTTCGCACAGGTTATGACCTGCGCACAGCGCGTCGTTCGCTGAATTTGCTGTTTGCGGATTGGGCCAACCGTGGCATCAACATGTGGACGTTCGAGCAGAACACCATCACACTGGTGCAGGGGCAACCCACTTATGCGCTTCCAGACGACACAGTTGACTTGCTTGACCATGTCATCAGAACTAACGCCAACGTAGCCTCAAATCAGGCCGACCTGACGATTACGCGCATCAGCATGCCCACGTATGCCACTATCCCAAATAAACTTACCCAAGGCCGTCCTATTCAGGTTTGGGTACAGCGTCTGACAGGGGGTTCAAGCCTTTTGGCGGGCACGGTGCAGTCCACCATTGATGCGGCGGCCACAACCATTCCTGTGACCTCTCTTGTCGGAATTCCGACAGCAGGTTTTATACAGATTGGTACAGAGCTGATTGGTTTCAACGAGACTGCGCCAGCCACCGATACTACCCCAGCTTACCTGTACAACTGCACACGCGGTCAGGATGGGACAACGGCGGCTTCTCACGCTACGGGCGCTGCTATGAGTTTGGTTCAGAAGAACAGTATCACTGTGTGGCCGACCCCCAACGCAGGTACAACTTACCAGTTTGTCTACTGGCGCATGCGCCGTATTCAAGATGCTGGTGGCGGTACAAAAACCATGGACGTGCCATTTCGTTTTGTGCCCTGCTTGGCCGCTGGGCTTGCTTACTACATCGCGCTTAAAGTCCCAGAGGGCTTGCAGCGTTTGGACGTGCTGAAACAGCAGTACGACGAGGCTTGGGAACGCGCCGCAGGCGAAGACCATGAAAAAGCGGCTGTTCGCTTTGTGCCTCGTCAGATGTTCATTGGAAGCGGTACGTAAATGGGCAATCGGTTTGCGTCCGGCAAAAATGCGATCTCGATATGCGATCGCTGTGGCTTTCAATTTAAGCTGACCGAACTGCGCAAAGAAATTATCAAGACCAAGAACTACAATCTCTTGGTTTGTAAAACATGTTGGGATCCCGATCAGCCGCAGTTGCAGTTGGGTATGTACCCCGTGGATGATCCACAAGGCTTGCGTGATCCTCGTCCCGACACAAGCTATGTTCAGTCTGGTAACACAGGCTTGCAAATTGCGTTGACCAACAGTTCAGCAAAAAATGCGGCGGGGTTGCCCTCTGAAGGTAGTAGGATCTACCAGTGGGGATGGAACCCTGTGGGTGGGGCAAGTAGTTTTGATGCAGCTTTGACGTTAAATTACTTGGTGGTTAACGTAGAAGTTGGTACAGTTACGGTTACAACGACATAAGGAGTCGAACATGGCTACAAAGGAAATGCACTCTGAGAAGGGTGAAATGAAAGCAGACAAGAAGCAAGACGTTGCTCTGATCAAAAAAGCCTTCAAACAGCACGATAAGCAAGAGCATAAAGGCGGCAAGGGCACATCCTTGAAGCTGGCTGCTGGCGGCGTCACAAGCAAAATGATGATGCAGATGGGCCGTAACTTGGCTCGTGTTGCGAATCAGCGCAAGACCAGTCGCGGAGGCTAATCATGGCTACAACATACAAGCAACCTACTCCTGCTCCCATTACGGAAGCTGGCGTGGAGAAGAACAACACCAAGTTCAACAAAGAGTCAAACGTGTCTGTGGCCAACCGCCGTAGCAATGACTACCCCGGTGTGAAAACTTCTGGCATCAAGATTCGCGGCACAGGCGCTGCGACTAAAGGTGTTATGGCCCGAGGCCCAATGGCATGAATTACACGCAGCTCAGCGACGCTATTCAGGCGTACACGGAGAACACGGAGGCGAACTTTATCGCCGAGATTCCTGTCTTCGTGCAGCAGGCTGAGCAGCGTATTTACAACAGCGTTCAGTTCCCGTCTTTGCGCAAAAATGTGCAAGGGTCGATGGCGGCAAACAACAAATACTTGCAAGCCCCTGACGATTACTTGGCCACATATTCTTTAGCAGTGGTCACAGATGTGACCGGTGGCGACATCAATACTGGTACATACGAGTACCTGCTGAACAAAGATGTGAACTTTATTCGCCAAGCGTACCCCACGCCTGATGACACGGGCGTTCCACGGTACTATGCTTTGTTTGGCCCTGCTGTTTCAGGCGGCACTATTTCCACAGAATTGACGTTCTTGATTGGCCCTACGCCAGATCAAAACTACCGCACAGAGCTGCATTATTACTATTACCCACAGTCTATTGTGACTGCGGGTACTTCTTGGCTTGGTGACAACTTTGACTCCGTGCTTTTGTACGGTTCTTTGGTCGAGGCGTACACCTACATGAAGGGTGAGACCGACATGATGCAGCTTTACAACACTAAGTTCATGGAAGCGCTTGCGTTGGCTAAACGTCTGGGTGATGGTATGGAGCGTCAAGACGCTTACCGTTCTGGTCAGTTCCGTCAGAAGGTAACTTGATATGCTGACCCAAGGCGCAACCAACACATTTAAAACTGGGCTGGCCAACGGCACGTTTAGTTTTAGCGACACTGCTGACACATCTTACAAAATTGCTTTGTACACAGGTAATGCCAATTTGGGTCCTGATACAACTGCATACACAACCGATAGCGAAGCTACAGGCGGCAGCTATGCCGCTGGCGGTCAAACTTTGACAATTACACAAGTACCTACGCTGGGCAATCAGACAGGCTCTACCGCAGCGGCATATTGGTCTTTTGCCAACGTAACGTGGACAGGCGCAATCACAGCACGCGGCGCTTTGATCTACAAAGATTTGGGTGGGGGCAGCACCGCATCTGTTTGCGTGCTTGACTTTGGGTCTGATAAGACTTCCGTCAACACATTTGTTGTCCAGTTCCCAACAGCTTCTTCCTCCACTGCTATTTTAAGGATTGCGTAATGGCGCTTGTAAATACGACCAAAGGCGAAATGGACGATTCTCTTCTTGAGAAAAAAGAAGGCTTCGTTGATAATGATGACGAATACACCACTTGGGTGGAGTATTGGTTGGATGGGGAACTTGTCCACCGTTCGGTGCACGTTCAGTTAAAAAAATCCGTGGTTCTTTCAGGTTCCACAGCTTCTTTCGAGTAAAGGAAAAATCATGGCAAATACTCAAGCAATGTGCACCTCGTTCATGGGCGAACTCATGACAGCCACGCACAACTTCACAACTGGTACAGGCAACACATTTAAAGCTGCTTTGTATTTGGCTTCTGCCACAGTGAATGCTTCAACTACTGCGTATTCATCTACAGGTGAAGTTACCGGTACAAACTACACTGCTGGTGGTGTGACTGTGACAAACGGCACATCTCCCACGGCAACAAACTCATCCGCAACTGCGGGTGTGGCTTACTGGACACCAACAGCCAGCATCACATATACAAACGTGACGTTGACAACAGCTTTTGATGCTGTGTTGATTTACAACTCTTCATCTTCTAACAAGGCTGTCAGCGTGCACACCTTCGGTTCACAGACTGTGACTGCTGGTACGTTCACATTGACAATGCCTTCAAACACAACATCTACCGCGCTGATCCGTTTGGCAACAACCTGATCTAGCCTAACTTAAAGGCAGGTCATGGCAACCGCATGGGGCGCGAGTACATGGGGCAGTAATACTTGGGGAGGGCAGCAAGCTGCTCTAACCGGTAATGCTGCGTCTGGTGCTGTCGGTACGGCGGGGGTTACTGTAACGGTAGCCCTTTCTGGCGTTTCTGCGTCTGGTGCGGTAGGTACAGCCACTGCTTCAGTTGAATATCCCGTACCAATTACAGGCGTTGCAGCTACAGGCTCGGTCGGTGCAGTTACTGTTGCCGAAAGGCAAATTGCTTTAACTGGGGTATCAGCTACTGGATTTACTGGCGACGTTTCTATTCCGGGGCGTGAATCTGCACTTTCCGGTGTCGGGGCGACGGGTTCCGTGGGTTCCGTTACACCAGTTGCCGCTGAAGGTGAGGATGGCGTTGTTGCTACAGGTTCCGTTGGCACAGTAACACCCACCCGAACAGTCGCGTTGTCAGGCGTTTCCGCTACAGGCGAGGTTGGATCTGTTGGGTTCACGTACGGCGCTAATATTAGCGGCAATAGCGCGGCAGGTTCTACAGGAACTGTTGTACCTACTAAAACAATTGCACTCACAGGCGTTGCAGCCACTGGTGCTGTAGGAACAGCAACATTTAACTGGCAGGCTGGCGGGGTTCAAGCTACAGGTGCAGTGGGCAACGTTTCTGTTGGAACAATATCGGTTGCTCTGACAGGCGTTAGCGCATCAGGCTTAGTTGGAACAGACGTTCCGGTTAAAGCTTTGGAACTATCTGGTGTAGCCGCCACAGGCAACGTGGGTAACGTAATTGGGGCACAGCTTGTAGCTATCACGGGCAATCAAGCTATGGGCAACGTTGGTAATCTTGGTGTCTTCTACTGGTCATTAATTGATGACACAGAAGACGCAAACTGGCAGAATATCACTACAGTGTAGCCCCGCGCTACACACAGACAGGAGCATTTAAATGGCAGCTACAACAGGTCAACTAGGGTTAGTCACCCCAACACAAGGTACGCTCTCGGGCACCTGGGGCGACACAGTTAATAACGGAATTACCGAATACGTCAACATTGCTATTGCTGGCACATTAAATCTTGCCGGTGACGGTGCGGTTACGTTAGCAAACACAACGGGCGATGCTACTGCTTCAAACATTGGGTCAACAACCGCGCAATACATGGTTATTCGCGTTACCGGTTCACTGACTACAACCAAAGTAATTACTGGTCCCAGCTACAGCAAGCTGTATATGGTGGATAACTCAGCGACTGGCGGCAACATAACATTTAAAGCATCTGGCCAAACAGGTATTACTGTTGCGGCTGGAGAAAAGTGTTTTGCTTTCTACAACGGTACTGACTACATCAAAGTATCGTCAAGTTTGATTTTAGGTGGATACACAACTACGGCCACAGCCGCAGGGACAACCACTCTAACAAGCACAAGCACATCATTGCAGTTCTTTACTGGCACTACCACCCAAACGGTTGTATTGCCATTAGCAGCAACTTTGATTCTTGGTCAGCAATGGACAATACATAATAACTCTACTGGCGACATTACAGTCAATTCGTCAGGTGGAAATTTGGTGACTACTGTTTATGCAAATACCACCAACGTAGTTACTTGTGTTTCACTTTCCGGCACTGATGCAACTTCTTGGGATGCCGATGTAACTGGATTTACATCAACCCTGCCAGTAGTTCGTGGCGGCACAAATTTGACATCCGGAACATCGGGCGGCGTTTTAGCTTTCACCGCCTCTGGAACGTTGGCATCTTCTGCTGCACTGACCGCAAATAAAATGGTGATTGGTGGTGGGGCTGGGGCTGTCCCATCTACAACCAGTGTTTTTGGTACAGCCGCTGCTGTTACGTCAGGCACCTACGCCCAAGCGGTCGGCTATGCCGATACTGTGGTTGCTCTGGGCAATACTGGCACGGCGATTAACCTTGACGTGGTGAGCGGTAACGTGTTTACTGCGACACTGACAGGTAATGCCACAATTACTTTGCGTTATCCCGTTGCAACAGGATCATCTTCGTTTACACTGATCTTGACGAATGACGGTACGGCTGGTAGAACAGTATCTTGGGCTGGTGGTACATTTAAATTCCCCGGCGGATCTGGATCGTTATCAAGAACAACAACGGCAAACGCCATTGATGTTTGGTTCTTCTTTACCCCTGATGGTGGCTCTACTTGGTATGGCACTATCCCCATGAAAAATCTGACTACTTAATAGGAGTATCAAAATGGCCTTGACAGCTGAACAACAAGCACAGGTTGATGTGCAAGTGGCAATTCAAAATGCACAACATGCCAATCAAATGGCGGCGCAAGCAAAACAGGCTCGCTTAGAGGCTGTGCGCTTGTCAAAAGAAATCTTGATTGAGAATGCTCGCAGTAAATCCGTTGGTGAGCGCGATGTTACAGCCGCAGATATCACGGCTTTTGCAGACACATTGGTGGCATACGTTGATGCCTAATGGAAAGGTTTGAATACTTTCCAAGTTGCGTTTATCGCGACGAACAGCCTGAATGGGTTGGTTACACTCGTCAGGTTGTTCAAAAGTATTACGATCAAGTTTTGTCAGGCAACATGCTTGACCAAACTGCGCATATGGCCAATGACCCAGAATTAAAATTTCTGGTTGATTACTTGTTGTTAGCGTCAGACGCAATCTTGCGCGAACAAGGTTATGACATGGATAAGTACGAGTTGTACGTATCTGGGTTATGGGGTCAAGACGTTAAGTGCAATGGTGGAACAAATGTCCACGTGCATAAGAATAGTCAAATCTGTGGTTGGTTCTTTTTGGAAACTCCAGAAGGTGGTGCATACCCTGTGTACCATGAGCCACGCATGAACAAGCAAATGGTCGAGCTTGACTTTGTGCAAGGTTCGGAATTAAATAATGCCTCTTCACAAGTGCATTTTTCCAACATTAAACCCGGTACAATTTTGATGGCAAACTCTTGGATGCAACATCAATTGACACAAAACAATTCAAAGTCTGAAACAAAATCTGTGCACTTTATTGTTTCGCATAGGGAGCGCACATGCAATATTTGCTAACTCCTTTTACGCAGTCCACGGAACCGTGGGCTTGGTGGGAAGGTGCTTTTACTGACGCCGAGTTGGACTGGCTTCAGGATAAAGCAAAAAATGCACAAAGGGCCGCAGAGACAAATGCTGGTCTAAATAAACAAATTAGAAGGTCGCAAGTTTCTTGGCTTAACAATTCACAAGAAACAAAATGGGTTTTCGACAAGCTTGCTGACGTTGTTTCCAAAATAAATGCGCAGTATTACCGTTTTGATTTAACTGGTTTTGGTGAACCGCTTCAACTTACACACTACGACCAAATTGAAAAAGGCATGTATGGATGGCATCAAGATTGTGGCGGCGGAGGAATAAGCCGAAAACTTTCTATGGCAATGCAGTTAACAGATCCATCTGAGTATTATGGTGGTGATTTGCAAATTATGACGTCCGGCGATCCACAAACCATTCGCAAACAGCGTGGATTAATTGCCATCTTTCCATCGTACATTCTGCACCAAGTTACACCTGTAACCAGTGGAAGTCGTCAATCTTTAGTTGCATGGGTATCGGGGCCAGCGTTCAAATGAATAAAGACTATATTGAATACCTTGAATACATTGGCTTGTATAAAAATGTGTATCCGCCCGGATACTGCCAACATTTAATTTCTGAATTTAACCGTTTAGAGCAGAATGGTGCTGGCGCAAATAGGCAAGTTCTCGAAAACGCGGAGCGGCACATGAAAGACGACCATGCTATTGGCATGGAGTTAAGGGGCCACGACATGCAGTTTTTTGATGGGCACAATCCAGTAACGTTATTTTTTGATGGTTTGCAACGTTGTTACGATAACTACACTGAAAAGTTTTCGGTAATAAAAAGCAGTGGCAGTATTCGCGCTACGTGCATGAAAATGCAACGCACCGGCCCCGGTGGTGGATACCATGTATGGCACGCCGAACAAGGCTCTGGACCACAAGCTAATCGTGTTGTGACGTACATGTTGTATTTAAATAGTATTGCTCCAGAAGAAGGCGCTGAGACAGAGTTCTTGTACCAAAAAAAGCGCTTTAACCCAGTTGAAAATACAGTGCTCTTATGGCCAGCAACATACACACATGCTCACAGAGGCAACCCGGTTCTCGGTGAAACGCACAAATATATTGTCACAGGGTGGTTTTACTATGACTGAATTTGAAAAAAACGGCTATGTGTTAATTAAGGGCTTTTACGACACCAAGACTGTTGGCATTGTTTCTCAGTATCTGGAAAATTCTTTAAAGCGATACCCAGAAAATAATACGGCGGGTGATGAAAACAGCTCAATTGGTTGGTATGCAGATCCTTTGACTGAAGTGCTTTTAAAAAATTCAACAGCTACCGTTGAGGCGGCGACTGGTTTGAAGTTGCACCCAACATATTCATTTGCTCGTGTTTATTTAAAAGGCAATGAACTTGCACCACATGTAGATAGACGCTCTTGCGAAATTTCAGTAACATCGCATATTGCAACGGTTGGAAAGCCTTGGCCAATCTGCATGAAAGTTTTGGGCAAAGAACCTGCAACTCACTACCTTGAACCCGGTGACGCTTGCATCTACAAAGGTTGCGAAGTCGTTCATTGGCGGGAGAAATCGGTGGACACGGACATCAATGTTCAGGTAATGTTGCACTACGTGGATCAGAATGGCCCATATTCGGGGTTTAAGTTTGACAGGCGTGCATCGCTTGGTTTGGATAAATGAGGTGAAATAATGGCAATTGGAACTTCAAAAGTTGGAGTGCTTGGCGGTGGTGGTATTCCGGCAGGTTCTCAAACATTTAATGCGCCGGGCACTTTTGCCGCGCCTGCTGGACTTAGCAAGGTCACGATTACTGGACGAGGCGGCTCCGGCAATGCGGGCAATAGTGGAAATTCCGGCGGTACTGGCAATGGTGGCGCTGGTGGTCACGGCGGAAATGCTTACGGATATATTTGGTGCCCTTGTTATGGCTATCAACCTTGCGGTGGATCTTTTACTGGTAAGTGCGGCGGTCTAGGTGGTACGGGTAATTCAAGTTGCGGAAGCTCGGGCTCGTCTGGCTCTAATGGTTCTGCTGGCAATACTGGAGCATCTTCTACTGCTATATGCAAAACATTTACAGGCGGTGCTGGCGGAAATGCTGGTGCCGCAGGTAATGGGGGCGCTGGTGGTGGACGTGGTGGCGATGGCGGCCCCGGAGTAAAGTACGCAAAAGGACCCGGCCCCTCGGCAAGCACAGGTGGTGGGGGTAGTGGGGGGTCAATTGGAGGCGGATCTGGTGGCGGCGGTGTTAATGCTTGCGGCAATTTTAATACTGGTGGCGGAGGATCTGGAGCCTGTAATCCCGGAACTTCTGTGACCGTTAACATACCTTATTTCGGTGGCGCTGCTGGCGGCAATCCGGGTGGCGGCACTGGTGGTGGCCCCAATTTAGCTGGATCCCCTGCAAATGTGGCCCGCGCTGGCGGTGGTGGTGGATGGGGCTTCGGATCTTTGTCTGGAGCATCTGGCGGCGGCGCTGGCGGCGGTGGTCGAGGTAGCGCTGGAAATAGTGGTAGCGCCGGCAATCCCGGTTCTGCCGCTAACCCTGCTACATTTAACTGTGTAGCTGTTACTCCGGGTGGCTCTTATCCAGTTACCGTAGCCAGCGGGGGTACTATTACTATTAGTTGGAATGCCCAATGAAAACTTCTGAATTGCAAAAACAGTTGGATGAGCTTCGTAATAAACAGGAGCTTGCAAATAGGTTGGGCGAATTTAGCCGTGCGCGTTCAGTTACTGTTGGCACAGCTTTTGGTGGTACAACAGAAGTGTCCATGCGTTCTGCGGATGGATCTTACATTTGGTGCCTAATGCAGCCAGCAGAAACTATTGAGTTAATTCACCAGCTTGCGGCTAATGTTGGTTGCCATATTGCTCTAAAGCCAAGAGATGATTTTTCAAGTTGGCGGGAGTGGCGTGTTAGCGAAGCAGAAAAGAAACACTTAAATGGTCATCCACCATTTCCAAATGACATGTCCGTGTTTCAAAAACTAGGTTCCTCTGGGTTTGACCAAGCCGAAGCCGAAGCAATTGTGGCGGACAACTTGGCTCAAAAAGAGTATGAGTATGTAAATGGTGGGGCGGTTAGAGCCCGTAAAAAAAGAGGTGAAAAAAATGGCGATGCTTTGGCAACTGAAAAAAATATCAACGGGCGAAGCGCTAAACGAGCCCCAAAGACTCCCTGAAAACTGGGGGCCAATTTTTGGAATGGGCGGTATTGTTGATCGCCTTGCTGATTTGTCATGGTTGGGCGATAGCTTTGTTGACCAAGGCTGGTTTGAGGTTGGTGAAGAAGCCCCAATTCCAATGACTGCTGAAGAAGCCAATTCAACAGTAGCGCAACTTTTAAACGCTACAGCTTGGGCGGTCGCGGCAGACAATACTTCAATGACAAAAGAACAGCGTGCTAATTGGCTGGATTTTAGAGAGGCTTTGCGCAACGTTCCAAGCCAAGAAGGATTCCCTGAAAACATTATTTGGCCAAATCAACCGGAGTAAATATGGCGTCTCCAGAAATTAAGATCATCGCTGTCAGCAATGTGTTCTGCCGTTTAATGAATTTTGTTAACGCAGGCGACATTGAGCAGGGGCACAAGCACACGTATGACCACGCCACGCTTGTAAGCAGTGGTTCAGTGCGCGTTGAAGTTCTTAATGATGACGGAACCATCGCATCGAGTAAAGAGTTTGTCGCCCCAAGCATGGTGTTCATACACAAAGATCGAACTCATAAGCTGGTTGCATTGGAAGACAACACGGTCTGTTCTTGCATACATGCAATTCGTGATGTTGAGGGTCAAATTCTTGATCCAGAATTTTTAATTGAGCCAGTCAATTCTGAAAATAAAGGTGAGTTACGCCAACTTGTTAGCGCGTACACTTGTAAACCAATGATGCCATTTACATCAAGATGAATAAATATTTAATACGCTTCAACAAGAGCCGCGGCCAAGAGGGGCGTGGTTCAGAAGCGCACGTATGGCGAATTTTTGAAAATGGCGTAGAGCATTTGGCTACAGATGTAATGCTCAATGTTCCGAGTTGGGGTGAGTTGGATAACGGTGATTGGAACATTGCATGCCGAGGTGTCATGTTTAGAATGACTGACACCGATTTAATAATTATCAATCCGGCATGATTCTCGCCATACCCCGCGTTATATCAAACTGGGATTTTGCACCACTTGTTCAGCCGTGCGTTGATGATTCCAAATTTGTACAAAACGGATATGGCAGGAGGTATGCAAAACAAACAACAGCACCATACTGGGAAGAGGCTTTTGCCGCTTTTGGGTTAAAGCCAGAATACATTGAGCCAAGATTTCAAAACATGACTGGCAATCATTTTTTGGATGGGGCTTGCACTCATAAGCATTGCGATCCTGCGCCGGATGGATACGCCCATGTGCGATGCAATGTCATGCTTAAAAAACCAATGTTTGGCGGCAATCCTATTTTGGATGGTGAATCGGTGCAAGTAAATGAACACGATTTATGGCTGTGCTTGGCTAGTCTTGAGGAGCACGCATCGGAACCAATACGCGGTAGTGAGCGCGTTATTTTTTCTTTTGGTGGCATTGTCCCTCTGCAACAAATAAACAACATCTTATAAAGAAATAATATGCAAGTACACAATATTGATGCCCCTGTATTTATAAAGCCAGTTGCGAGGCATGCAGAAATAAAGCAAGAGCTCATTCGGATTATTAAATCTGGCATGGAGTTTTCCATTCGCGACAATAATATAAGCGTTACAAATACGGATTACCATATTTCGCCAATGTTTTTTAATTTAGTTGGCCCAAAATACTGGTCAATTTTTTTCCCGGACGTTAGCTTGCATCTGAATGAAGTTGCAAGAAAACTTGGATTGAATGGATGGGAAATTTCTAAATACTGGTACCAAGAATACCGAAAAGGCGATTACCAGCCTTGGCATACGCATCCCGGCGCAATGCTTACTAATGTGTACTACTTATCTTTGCCAGAAGGTTCAATGAAAACCACGTTAAATATTTCGGGGGTTGAAACGGAACTTGAAGTTCATGAGGGGGACATTATCACAATACCAAGTTATTTGAAGCACTGTTCAAAACCACACTTGGGTGATGAGTCAAAGATCGTGATTGCTTTTAACGCTGAGATGTCGTGACATGACAGACTGGGCCGAAGCTTTTATACTTGCAGCGGCAATCCTCGCATTTATTATCGGGGGTACGTTCATATTTATTTGGATGTGGGGGTAACATGGATGCTCAAGAATTAAAACTGTTTAAAGCACAAGCCCAAGCGGAACTGAACCGTTTGGAAGCCGACAGCACCGCCAAAGAAGTTGCCGGTAAAGCTATTGGTAAGCATGGCCTTGCGTACATCACAGCCATTGTAGTTATTGGTGTTGTGTCCAGCCTGTTCCTTGAAGAGTCAAAAATTGCTGCCGTAATGGGCTTGCTTGGCGCTGCGCTTACCGCCCTGATCTCTATGCTCAACGGCATCGCCGGCGCAAACCCCAAACAAGAGAAGCCTGAGTTTGAAGTTATCAAACACTTGATTGACAAGCTTGACCGCCTTGACCGCGAAGAGCAACCCATGCGCGTAGACGTAGTAGGCGACAAAGTGACCGTTACCAAAGGCGCGGATAAAGTTAGCGCAGCAAGGGAGTAACCATGTTTGAAGTCCTATCTGGCGGTTTGCTTGGCTCCATCTTTGGCGGTCTGTTCCGCCTTGCCCCTGAAGTTCTGAAGTTCTTTGACAAAAAGAATGAGCGTGAGCATGAACTTGCTATGTTTGCCCGTCAGTGTGAGCTTGAGACGCTTCGCGGCCAACAGAAGTTAGCCGAGATCGATGCCCAGCGCGAGGCCGCCGTGGACGTTGGGGTCATGGATGCGTTTAACTCCGCAATCCAACAACAGGCCGAAATGGTCAAAGCCGCAGGCGGTTGGGTGGCTAGTCTGTCAGCTTCCGTGCGCCCCGTGGTCACATATTGGGTGCTGTTTGTCTGGTCGTTTATCCACGTTTGGTTTGCATGGAACGCATGGCTTGCTGGTGCGCCAGCAGTTGAAGTGTTTAAAACCATGATGACTCCTGACTTTTCAGCCCTGCTGTCTGGGACAATCAACTATTGGTTCCTCGATAGAACTCTCAAGCAACGTGGCCTATGAACCTAGAGTTGGCCTCTGCCCTGTGCCGTCAGTTTGAGGGCTTTAAATCCAAGCCGTACTTGTGTCCGGCTGGGGTTGCCACGATTGGTTACGGCTCTACCTACTACGCAGATGGCCGGAAGGTGACTTTGGAAGACCCGCCGATGGACGAACCCACGGCTAGGGCGCTTTTGATGGTTGAACTCCAACACACGTACCTGCCCGGAGTCCTGCGTAACTGCCCCGGCCTGATTACCAACGAACGTAAGTGCAATGCCATCGTTGACTTTGCCTACAATTTAGGTGTAGGACGCTTGCAAACAAGCACGTTAAAGAGGAAAATCAACGCCAATGATTGGGAAGGGGCCAAGGAACAGCTCATGCTCTGGACCAAAGGTGGCGGCAAGGTTTTGCCGGGGCTACTGAAACGCCGCACTGCTGAGTGCGCCTTACTGGATTGACCGATGCCATTACAGAAAATTCTATTTAAGCCGGGCGTCAACCGGGAGAACACAAGGTACACCACCGAAGGCGGTTGGTACGAGTGCGACAAAATCCGTTTCCGTCAAGGCAACCCAGAAGTAATTGGCGGTTGGGAACCTGTATCTGGCGCTTCGTATTATGGCGTTTGCCGTTCCCTTTGGAACTGGACATCGCTTGCTGGCGCTAATTATGTGGGTGTTGGGACTAACGTTAAGTTCTACATTGAGCAGGGCGGTGCGTACTACGACATCACGCCTATTGCATCGACAGTCACTCTTGGAACCGATCCATTCACCGCAAACGGTACAACCACAGTTACCGTTACGGCTACAACAACTGGTTTGACTGCGGGAACGTTTGTTACGTTCTCTGGCGCTACAGGCACATACGCCTCGACTTTTAATGCGCAGTTTCAAATCCAAACTGTAGGCTCAACATCTTTCACAATCACAGTAGGCTCAGCACTCACGGCGGGTTCTTACGGCGGCTCAGCCGTGTCTGCGGCATATCAGGTCAGTGCAGGTCCGGCTTTCCCTGTCCCGCTTCTTGGCTGGGGCGCTGGTGCTTGGGGACAAACTGGTACGACATGGGGTAACGGCGGCACGTCAACAATCGCGTTGCGTTTGTGGAACCAGACAAACTACGGCCAAGACCTTGTGTACGGCCCACGCGGTGGTGGCATCTATTACTGGAGTGCAACAAGCGGCGTAAACACTCGCGGTGTTCTACTAAACAGTCTTGGTGGCACGGTATCGTTCACCAACAGCTCAGTAACGGGTGTGCCAACTGTGGTGACTTCAACCATCCAGTACACTGAAGGCGCTGCGCTTCAATTCTCTGGCGGCTCCTTGCCAGCAGGCGTGTCTGCGGCCACAACGTACTATGTGTTCAACGCCAACGGCTTGACGTTCAATTTGCTTAACAACTCTGGTACAGAAGTCTCAACAACTTCTACAGGTACCGGGTCGGTATCTTTAATTGTGGATGTGCCGACAGTACAGAACAATTTGGTGGTATCAGACTCCTCAAGATTCCTGATTGCTTTTGGTTGCAATGACTACGGTTCCAGCACGCTGGACCCCATGTTGATTCGCTGGTCTGGCCAAGACGATCCTTACAACTGGACACCTGACGCAACCAACCAAGCGGGGTTTACTCGCCTTTCTCACGGTTCATCTATTGTCACAACAGTGCAAACTCGTCAAGAGGTTGTAGTACTTACGGATTCCAGCATTTATTCTTTGCAGTACCTCGGGCCCCCCTATGTTTGGGCACCTCAGTTGCTGGGTGACAACATCTCTATCATGAGCCCCAACGCTGCCATCATTGCTTCTGGCGTGGTGTACTGGATGGGTGTTGACAAGTTCTACATGTACGATGGCCGTGTGCAAACGCTTAACTGCGACCTGCGCCGCTACGTGTTCCAAGACATTAACCAAGAGCAAGCGCTTCAAGTTTTCTGTGGCACAAGCGAAGGCTTCAATGAAGTGTGGTGGTTCTATTGTTCGGCCAACAGTTCGACAATTAACAAGTATGTCATCTACAACTACCTTGAAAAAGTCTGGTACTACGGCACGATGAACCGCACAGCGTGGCTGGATTCTGGTTTACTGCCCTACCCAATTGCTGCCAACTACAACAGCAGCACTGCCACAGGCAACCTCATTAACCATGAGCAGGGCATCAATGACAACACGACAGGTACTAGTGCGGCCATCAATGCATACATTGCGTCTTCTGAATTTGACATTGGCGACGGCCACAACTTCGGTTTCGTATGGCGCATCTTGCCTGACTTGACTTTTGAAAACGCAACAGCCGCTCCAAATGGAGATGCGGCAAAAGTCACCATGGAGTTGTATGGCCTTGCCAACTCTGGCTCGGGTGTTACCAGCGATGCCTCGCAGCCTGTTCGTAGTAGCTCCACGTACAACATCACAGAAGAGTTTACGGGGCAAATCTTTACACGCTTCCGTGGCCGCCAAATGATTTTTAAAATCAGCTCAAACCAAATCAACACGACTTGGCAGTTGGGTGCTCCGCGTATAGATATCCGTCCTGACGGTAGACGTTGATGGCAAATCTAAACCGCCTGATTAACCCCTCTACGCCCAATCTGCCGTTGGGTACGCCTGAGTACGAGCGTCGTTACCAAGATCAGTTCGCCAACGTTTTGCGTCTGTACTTCAACCAGCTTAAGAATGTGTTGGGGGAGTTGTTTTCGCCAAACGGTGGTAGGTATCTGGGCTTTCCGCACATTGCAGCTTCTGATGGCGCTATTCAATACGCAACGGCGGCAAACACGCCAACCCTGATTCAGTGGACTAACTTAGATGCAGGTAGCGCATTTACGCTTAATTCAAACAGCACTGCCACTGCACAGGCATCGGGCATCTACAAGATTACGTACAGCATTCAGTTTGCCAATAACGACAATGCTGCCCATGATGCAATTGTTTGGTTGCGTGTAGATGGCGCTTCCTCCACTTCGGCTAATGATGTGCCAAACTCGTCAACCATTTTTACCATCCCTGCCCGCAAAAGTGCAGGCGTTCCAAGCTACGTTTGTGGATACTCAGAAGTTGTGTTTACCCTGAACGCGGGAGATTCTGTTGGCTTGTGGTGGGGCACCGATCAAGCGGCTACATCAGGGGGCGCAACAGGTACATACATTTACTTCCGTGCAGCTCAGACAAGCCCTATGGTGTACCCTGCAACTCCATCAGTAATCGGGTCAATAACGTTTGTCTCCGCGCTACCAACATGATATTATCAAACAACCCCATTTTGAGAGGCAAAAATGAGCCTGCATAAGTTTGCCGAACAGGTAGCCGCGCACGGTCGCGGTGAAGATTCATTACTCGTACACATGACGCCGGACGAAGTCCGCAAACTCCAGCAGTTTGCCGAGGCTAATGGCACGACGCTGACCATCAATCCGCATACGGGTTTACCCGAAGCAGGTCTTCTGTCCGACTTTTTCAAGATGGTGGCTCCTGTAGCCCTTGGCGCGTTCCTTGGCCCCGCAGGTATGGGGTTGACGGTTGGCGGTTTGTCTAGCGCAGCAACAGCGGGTTTGTTGACAGGCGGCATCACAACTTTGGCTACCGGCAGTTTGTCTCGCGGTCTCATGGCCGGGCTGGGGGCTTATGGCGGTGCTGGATTGGCTGAAGGTATTGCGAATGCGGGTGCAGGCGCGGGATTGAATGAAGCTTTAGCAGGTTCTTCTGCTGGTACAGGCGCTCAAATTGCAGGGGATGTGGCTGCGGCCGAAGGTTCTTCAGGCCAAGCTTTTAATGATTTTTTGAAAAGCAATGCAAACCCCGCCACCATGTCTGGCGCAGACAAGTTTTCCGCCGGTTTGGGCGCAATCAAAGAAGCTCCTATGGAGTTTGCCAAACAAAACCTTGGAAGTATTGCAGCCGCCGCTGCTCCAATCATGGCAGGCGCTATGGTTCCAACAACCACCAAGATGCCCAAGGCAGACACAAACCCTGCCTACATTCGCCAAAAACTTTACGATCCGTACACACAAACTTACAAATCCTTGACACCTGTTAAGGCCAGCGAGTGGGGCGGCCGTAGCTTCTCTGACGCTTACACAAACCCACAGACTGGTGAGATGGCAACGCTTCAGCCCCGTTCTCCCGGTATGGCTGGTGGCGGTATCGTGGCCTTGGCTGCTGGCGGCCCTCCTACTATGTTGACGGACGAGCAGTTGTTTCAAAAGACAGGTAGCTGGGAAGCTGCCGCTGCCGCACGTGACGCACAGAACAACGCGCTGAATCAGTACAACTGGCAACAACAAGCCGCAGCAGCTACGCCGCCTGACTACAACAAGGTGGCGGCAGACTACGTAAAGTCCGCAGCAATTCCCACCGAGACTGCGCAGCAGTTTATTACAGGGGCTCAACAAGCAGGCGTGGGGTTAACTCAACCGTTGGCCACAGCTTTGCAAAATTCCGGTTTGTCCGCCGCCGCTCAGTACGCGCTGACACATGCAGACATTGGTATGCCTCAGAACACAGCCGAGGACTACGGCGGCCTTAAAGGTTTGAGTAGCAACATCAACTACGGTATCGACACCATTCGCAAAGCTGGATTGACAGGCGCTGATGCTCGCGCAAACGCGCTGGCTGAAATGAACAAGTATGGTTTAAACGAAGCCGATGTTTTGCGTGCGACGGGTAAGACTGTTGCGGAGTTGTTCCCCGATATTAAGAAGGCGACCACCGTCACCCCTATGGGTTACTACGGGAATGATACCGGCAACCCCTTGACGACAACTCCCGGCGACATCATTACAAATAAAGACGGCACAGTCACGGTTGTGCCGAACATCCCCGGTCGTCCTGCTGGGGGTTTCACAGGTATGGGCCAAGTTCGTGACGCATACACGGCCGGTGGCGGCAGCTTGGGCTATACAGCCCCTGCGCCAAGAACCATGGCGGAGTTTGACCAGATGTTTAACAAACAGACCGGCGACTCACTGGCTGCCTACAACTACCTCATGGGCAAAGGTGCAAACAACAACGCCTATCCTGTGCAAAGTCAAGCAGCGTCTACAGCTACAGGCATTCAGCGCCCATACTGGTCTGCTGGCGTGAAATACAAGCCCAAGTTCCTGACTCAGAACGCCGACGGCACAATTTCCTCAAGCAGTACAAAAGGCGGTACTACCACAACACCCAGCGGCACACTGGCGGCCAAGAGTATATACATCACAAATAACCGTGGTGAAAGTGAAGAAGCTGTCTTGGGATCCGACGGCAATTACCACACCTCTGGCGGCGACGCATACGATGTTTCTGGCGCTCCCGTTGTGGCTAAAGCCGAAGGCGGTATGGCAGGTTACGCCATGGGTGGCGGCCTTGGTTCTTTGGGTAGCTACTCTGATGGTGGCCGTCTTCTTAAGGGCCCCGGTGATGGCGTGTCTGACAGCATCCCTGCAACGATTGGCGCTAACAAACAACCCGCACGCCTTGCTGATGGTGAGTTTGTAGTCCCTGCTCGTATCGTGTCCGAATTGGGTAATGGCTCAACAGAGGCAGGCGCAAAGAAACTTTACGCCATGATGGACCGTGTACAAAAAGCACGCGGCAAGACCACAGGCAAAAACAAAGTAGCGGCCAACACCCGCGCTGACAAATATCTTCCCGCGTAAGGAATAGATCATGGCTGATCCAGTATTGCAACAAATCCAACAAACGCAAACCACAATCCCTGACTACGCTAAGCCGTACGTTGAGGAACTGCTGGGCAACGCCCAAGGTTTGACGGACATCAATCAAAACCCCTACATGCAGTACATGGGCGACCGTGTGGCGCAGTTCACTCCTTTGCAACAGCAGTCATACCAGAACGCGGCGTTGATGCAAACAGCCCCTCAGTTGGGCGATGCCACTGCTTTGGCAGGTATGTCTGGTTTGGGTGCCCTTAATACACAATACACATTCCGCCCAGCTAATTTCACTGCGGCAGATGCCCAAGCGTTAATGTCTCCCTACATGCAGAATGTGGTGGAGCGCCAGCAACAAGATGCGCAGCGTCAAGCGGACATTGCCCGTCAAGCACAGGGTGCGCAGGCTGCGCGTTCAGGTGCGTTTGGTGGTAGCGGTGACTATCTTATGCGTGCGCAAGCCGCAGGCAATTTGGCCCGTCAGAAAGGCGACATTCAGGCTCAAGGTTTGCAAAACGCCTACCAGCAGGCCATGCAGCAGTACAACACCCAGAACCAACTGAACGCTCAGCAGCAACAGTTTGGCGCAGGTCTAGGCTTGCAGGGCTTGCAGACAGCCAACCAAGCGGCCAGCAACTTGGCAAACATCGGCCAAACACAGTACGGCCAGAACGTTGGTTTGCTCAACCTTCAAAATCAGTTGGGCGGTCAGCAGCAACAGCAAGTTCAGAACGTGTTGAACACGCAGTACCAAGACTATTTGAATGCTCAGAACTACCCATACAAGCAGTTAGGCTTCATGTCCGACATGCTCCGCGGTTTACCTTTGACTCAGCAGTCTTCTTCTTTGTACGCTACGCCTCCTTCCATGGTGTCGCAGGTTGCAGGTCTGGGCGGCGCTGCGTTGACTGGTGCTAAGTTGTTTGGAGCTAAAGGCGGAGCCACAAAAGATTTGGAAGAGCGTCCAGCAGGACTGGCGGACTTGGCTGTCTATAACATGGGCTGAAGAACATGATTGATGTAAACGAAATCACCTCCACCCTGCGTGGCATGCCAGACCAGCAGTTGCAGCAGTACGCTGCGATGCACAAGGGCGACCCTTACATTTTGGCTTTGGCTGTCTCTGAAAGTAATCAGCGCAAAAAGCTCCGCATGGCTGCACAGGCGCAAGCTGGCGGCCAGCCTATGCCCAAGGTTGTAGATCAAGACATCGCAGCCATGGCTCCACAACAGCTTCCTGAGAACCAAGGTATTGGCCAATTGGCAGCGCCCAACATTCAGCACATGGCTGACGGTGGTATCGCGGGCTACGGTGATGATGCTAACGAAGATCCCGGTTTGGCCATGGGTGGCTCGATGTTTGACTTTGCTCAGCGCAGCGAACCTGTATTGCGCATGGCGGACGGCGGAGCGGTTCCCCGTTACAACGGATTGACTGGCAGCTTGACTGGCGACATCCCCGGCTTTCAAGCTGTTACGCCACGCGACCAGTTTACTCAACAAGGCGCACCTGAGAACACGCCATTGTTGCAACGTATTTACGAGAGTCTTGGCGCGGGTAACAAAGAACGACAGCTTGCCGCAATCGAACAAAAGATTGCGCAGGGCACGGCTACTGCTGAAGAGCAGATGTTCTATCAAACCGAGATGTCAAAGAAATCTGGCCAGCCGCAGGTAGCTGCACCCAAGAGTGTTGTGAACCCAGACGAAGCAGCCATGGCTGCCGAGAAAGCTGCCCGATTTAAAGCGGCAGATAAAGCCGCGCCTGCTCCAACTCCCAGTGCCGCGCCTGCACCTCAAGCTACTTTGTCTACAGGTTTGCCATCGCTTTCGCAAGTCAAGAAGATGAGCGACGAGTTGTATGACACCAAGAAAATGGAGCAGATGGTTGACCAGCAACGCCTGCAACAGCGCCAAGACATCACGAATCAGGCCGAAGCGCGCGCAGCCAAGATGGAGGCGTTCAACAAAGAGCAGGGTCCTGCGTTTGCTGGCTACGAGAAATTGCTCAAGTCCGAAGAACTGCAAGACGCCACCGACAAAGAGAAGTCTGGTTTGATGGCGCTCATGAAAGGTTTCTTGGGCATGGCCGCAGGCGAGTCACCCAACGCTGCCACAAACATTGCCAAAGGTGCCATGATGGGCCTTGGCGAGTACACAGAGTCCTTGAAGGAATTCAAGAAAGCGGCCAAAGAGCGCAACAAAGCCATGGCCGACATCGAGAATGCACGTCGTTCAGAGGCTCGCGGCGACTTTAAGAGCCAGCAGGACTACGAAGCCCAAGCCGCCGAGCGTTTGTCTAAGGTCGACCAGCACGCCACCGATGCGGTTCTTGGCATCATGGGTAAAAAAGGCGAAGGTGCTACCAACCTTGCACGCGAAATGATTCAACAGTCAGGCGCTAACGCTCGTGCAAACCTGCAAGTTACAGCCCCCAGCGCTCAAATGCAATTGTTTGGCGCTCTTGGTGATGGCAACATCAAGAAAGGTCTTGGCGTGTATGCCGACGTGATGGGCCCCGAAGCCAAAGGCGAGCAAGCTATTCTTGCCAAGTACGCAGGTCCTCAAGGCGAGATTGCACTCAAAATGCTTGAAAACTCTGGTCCTGAAGGTAAAGCACAAGCTGCGCTGATTCGTCAAAAGCTGCAAGGTGCGTTTCTTACTCCGATGAGCAAGCCCACTGGACCTGTTCGAGACTAAGTTGTAGAATTTCAACACCCCAGTTGAGTTCGGCCTTGCTGGGGGCTTTCGACAAGCCGCACAATTAGTACTGCCATGGCACAATACCTCCCTCTTCCTGACGGTTCATCTGTAACTATTCGAGAGGGCGAGTCGCCCCAAGAAGCTTGGGCGCGTGCACAGCGCATGTACCCCGAAGCCTTTGCTTCCAAAGGCCAAGAAGCTCAACCAGAAGGCGGGTTTGTAGCCGCCACCAAAGCAGGATTAGCCGGGCTTAAAGGCGACATTGCCGCGCTTGCAGGACGTAGTGGGTTGATGGACCAAGCTGCGGCCGAGAAGTACATCCAAGAGCAGGAAGAGTACAAAAAGAAAACCTTCAAGCCAACCGAGAAAGGTTGGACAGAAGCGCCGATCACCAAAGTTTCTGAGTTGTTGGGGCAGTCAGTCCCATACATGGCCGCGCCTATTGCCGCAGGTGCCTTGGCCCCCGAAGGTCTTGCCGCGCTTGGTGCCGCTGGCCTTGCATCTGCCGCACAGTTCACTGGTTCTAACTTGTCTCGTCAGATGGACGAGGGCAAAAAACTTGGTGAGACGGAACTAGGTTACGCCGCTGCCGCTGCTGTACCGCAAGCCGCCTTGGACATGCTCAGCTTGAAGATGCTGCCCGGCATCCGCAATATTTTTGCCGCTGCTGGTAAACAAGTTCCTGAGAAGGCGCTGCTTGAAGCTACAAAACAAAGCACTGCACAGATCGCCAAAGACTATGCGCTTGCCACAGGCAAGGCTATGGGCACAGAAGGTCTGACAGAAGCAGGCCAGCAGGTGTTTGAGCGCCTACAAGCAGGTCTCAACATCGCAGACGAAAAAGCCCGTGACGAGTACTTTGACAGCTTTGTTGGTGGCGCGGTTCTTGGCGGCGTACTTGCCCCCGGTGGTCGCTACATGGAGCGTCGCGGCGAAGCTAAGAAAGAAAAAACACCACAGCAAGAAGAGCTTGCGCAGTTGCGTGCTGAGGAAGCACAGCGTTTAGAGACCGAGCGTGAGCGTAAAGCTACGCCTGAGTATGCCCAAGAGGTAGTACAAAAGTACGATGAGTTGGCCAAGCAAAAGCAGGACTTGGTCGGGCAGATCAAAAAGATTGAGAAAGACTCCCCCACCGCCGACGCAGACCGGGCGTTCAATAGAGATATTAACGCACAACTGAAGGATCTCGACAAGCAGATTAAGCCTCTGGCTGAGGAATATCACGGCGCTAAAAAGCAAGTTGACGAGATTGCCAAGAAAGAAGCGTTGGCCAAAATGCCAACAGAGGACTTCATGCTTCAGCAGATGGGCATCGAGTACAAGCCTGTTGAAGCGCCCAAAGCGGCAGAGCCCACAGTGCGCCGTGGCAAAGGTCAGTTGTTCGGTGTTGAAGAGACGCCGCCTGCTGTCGACACGTCTGTACAAGATTACGCCCAAGGACAGTTCGATGCGGCCCGTGGCGCGGGTGTATTTGATCTTGGCGACATCGCCGACTACATGATGCAGGACCCCAAAAAGGCTGCGGAGATGGTCAAGACGCGCACAAAGATGCCTGATTTGACAGCTTCCGACAACAGCCTTTTGTTGTCTGGCATCAAGTTGCGCCTTGCAGACATTGAGAAGAAAGAGAAAGCCGCGTCCAAGCAAGAGCTTGCACAGCGCCAAGAGACGCTCAAAGCCCAGACACTTACAGAACCTGCCGACCAGATGGCACTGTTCAAAGAGTCTCAGGAGGATGTGGAAGAGCAAGCAAGAACCGCTGAACCAAACTTTGACTACCTCGACCCCATGTTTGAGAAGGCGTTGGGCCAAGAGCCCGTCATCGCCGTCAGTGAGAAAGTCAAGCCTCTGCCACGCGGTCCACAGATTCGAGAGCGCATCGACTCCTTGATTGCAGAGGCAGACAAAGCCGACCAAGACTACCGCACAGCGCGCTACGCCATCCCAGCTCAAGGTAAACGCGGTGCGCCAGAGCGTGCCGCAGCCATGGAAGCGCTGGCCAAAGGCAAGACTGCACTTGAGAAGATCGAGCAGATCAGCAAAGAAGGCGGTGACTACGCCCGTGAAGTGATTGCCGCACGCCGTGCACAGCAAGAGGCCATGGCCAAGCTGAGCGACATCACCGAGCAACTGCGCACAGAGCAGACCCTTGGCGGTACAAACAAAGAGATGGCCGCTTCGACAGAGCAGTCACTGACCAACAAGGCCAACCAAGTCCGTGGCCAACTGATTTCTTCTGCGCTCCAAGAAGCCGCACTGCACCGCCGTGCCGCAGGCCAGCCGGCCATCACACAAGACGAGGCGATCAAAGCCGCGTCCACAATGTTCGATGCGGTCAATGACTGGGTGGCACGCTCAAATGCCAAGCCCACACAGCCTGAGTTTGAGGATGTGATTGTTCAGCCTGCACAGATGCGTGCAGACAAAATTGTGCGCCCTGCGGTTACAGAGCGTCGTCAGGTCAAAGCAGGCACGCAGGCTATCAGCCCTGCGGAGATCGCCCACTTCCAAGAGCGTATCAAGTCTGCGATGCGTAACCTGTTAGAGAAGCCTGAGGTCAATGCCACACGTGTGGAGACCGGCCCTTTGAAGCGCCAGTTTAAAGAGACAGAGGCTAAGAAAGTAGCCGAAGCCCGTGGCGAAACTGCAACAACTTTGGGTGGAGAACTGCGCCGCCGTACAGAGTTTGTACGTGACAAGATGGCCAAGATGGGCGGTATGCGCCCAGCAGCACGCGACGCACTCAATGCCGCCGCCGACATCATGGATGAAGGCAAAGCCACACGCGACATCTTGGACAAAGTTGAGCCCGTGGTGGACGCCATCGTCGCAGGCCGCGACGTCAAGCAGGTCGACATTCAAGCGATCCGTGATGCCATCCGCGCTACTGAGACTGTGCCAGAAGGTCAGAAGTCTTTGTTCCCTGAGATCAAGGAAGACCTTGGCTATATCCGCGCAACGCCAAAGAACTTTGCCAACTCACCTCGCATCAAGCCTGTGTGGGCGGCGATCGACCGCGCAAAAGAGTTGTTCAAGAAGACCGAGCCTGTGCGTCTGGCCAAGGAAGCCACACGTAAGAACCGCCTGCGTTTGCTTGAGCAGTTGACTGAGCGCATGGACAGCATCCGTAAGGACACACAGTTCTTCTGGAAAGACACAAGCCGTTGGTCTGACGCTGAGATGGCCAAGGTTTTTGCAGGTATGCCAGAGGCAGGCACAACGCAGGAAGAAAAAGACACCCTGTACAAGTACGCCAAGGGCCAGCCCATGACGGAGCAGGAAAAGATTCTTGCTGACCGCTTACTTAAAGACTTCCGCGCTAAAGAGTTGCCAAAGTACCAAGCGCGAGTCAAAGAAGCCATGGACTTGTTGGCACAAGGACGCCGCCTACAGGATGCTGACAATCAACTGTTGGCTTTCATGCAGGACACAAATGCAAATGTCCGGGCCACTGCTAAGGCGCTGAACGAGCGCATGGCGGGTATGCGTGACACCGTCAAGTACCTCAAAGAAGTGATGCGCGGCTCTGCCATCATGTCTCCTGAGCAGAAAGCGTTGCTGGACTCTGAGCAAGCTGTTGAGAAACAGCGCGGTGTGTACCAACTGGCTGTTGAGAAAGCCATCACCAAAGCAAACGGTGAGATGGAAGCCGCACGTGCGGCACTGCTTGACCCGCAGATTCGTGATGTGGCCAAAGAGTTAGAGGCTGCCAAGAAGACGCTCGACAAAGAGCAGGCAGAGCTGGACAAAATCAACAAGCGCTTTGAGGGCGTATTGGCACAGAAGGAAGGTGCAAACCGCACAGAGCTGGCCACCTACGAGTTGTTCCGCTACGAAGAGAAGAAGGGCGTCGTCGACGACCTGAAAGCCAAAATCAAAGAGCAAGAGGATGCGCTTGATAAGTTGGTGACTGAGCGCCACGAAGAGTTTGACGGAGCCGCTGTCGTTATTCAGGCCATGCTTGATAAGAACGTTAAGAACGAGCGTCAATACTTGGAGATGCAGGAAGCTACCTTGGCCTCCATGCGCGGCGAGACTGTGCTCGACAACCCCAACGCTTATCCGTTCGCGTACCGTCAGGCCAAGAAGAACTTGGAAGTGCAGAAGCAAACTGTCCAAGCGGCAGAGACACGCGCCACTGAGTTCAAAGAAATTGCCAAGTCCGACCAACAGAAATTTGAAGAGTATTGGAAAGACACGTTGGGCGGCAAGGGCGTCAAACGTCAGGCAGGTGTAACCGAAACTCTTAAAGACACTGCCGAGCTAGAAGCAGACAGACTGCGTAAGCAAGATCAAGACAAAGCCGACCGCGCATACGAAGCCGAACAAGCCACGCTCATCAAGAACGCACAGGCTGAGAGCATCGACAAAGAGGTTGCTGAGCTAATCACGGAGCTGGGCGCTTACGAAGAGTTTCCCAATGAATTGTCTGCGCTCAAGAAGTTGGCACAAGACGAGACTCTGCCCCAAGCAGAACGCGATGCCGCGCTTGCAAAAGCTGGCGTGATTCAGAACATTGAGTCCTTGGAGCAACAGCGCGAAGTATTGTTTGAAGGCAAGCCTCGTAAGAAGCAACGCGCCGCTACAGTTGCCAGCACTGTTGCCTTGGCTGCGCAGAAACCTTTCCGCACAGGATACAAACAAACTCTTGCAGCCGCGTCGGAAGGTCTTGCCGCTGAGCGTGAACAAGGCGTGTACGGCGAGTTTGGTGAAGAGACGCCCGACTTGCGTGGTCTGTTCCGTACAACAGGTAAGGGCGAAGGCATGACTGTGGACGCTGTCCAGAAGGTTGCCGACGAAGTCCGTAAAGACTGGGAGGTTGTGCCTCCTGTCGTTGTCATCCAGAGCGAGACAGGTTTGCCAATCCGTATCTACAAGCAACTTGTTGCTGAGAGCATGCAGGGCAAAGCCCCGGGCCTGTACGACCCCAAGACAAAGAAGGTGTACCTGATTGCCGACAACTTGCATGGCACGACCGACGTTGCGCTCACCGTAGCGCACGAGATTGCAGGTCACTTTGGTTTGCGCGAGATGCTGGGCGACACATACGCCTCTACCATGCAGAGCATTTACAACGGCAACGAGGCTGTGCGTATCGCCGCTGAAGGCAAGATGGACGCAAACAAGGCGCTCTCCCGTGAAGTGGCTGTTGAAGAGGTGTTGGCTGATCTGGCTGAGACGGGCCCATACGCTAACTCCCAAGCCGCAAATGCACTGCGCCGCATTTACTCTGCAATTAAACAGTGGTTCCTGAGCAAGCTTGGCATCGCCAACGTGTCCGACTCCGAAGTCAAGCAACTGGTTGCTGACGCACGTCGCTATGTGAAGACCGGCAAAGGTGCCCGTGGCGGTAGCGTAGATACTTCTGGACTTGTGTACCGCGCTAAGGCTGAGTACAAGGGTGAAGAGTTCAACCGCGTACGCGCCACCATGGACAAGGTTGTGGCCAAGGATAAATCTTGGTGGGATACCGTCAAGGCCAACACAACAGGCCTTGCGTTTGAGACACAGCTTGTTGACCGCTTCGCAGGCTTTGAGCGTTTGGCCAAATACATGGAGCCGCTTCGTGGTACTCAGATGATGTACTACTTGCGCACATACGATCAGCGTATGAACATGGTGTCGCAGTCTGTAGCCAACGGCGCTCCACGTATTGTGGAGAAGACAAGAGCTGACGGCCAGACTGAGCGTATTGTGGAGAGCACTGACGGCGCTAACCTGAAGAGCATTGTCAGCAAGCTGAACGAAGCCAAGCAGTACGTAGGTAACGGCGAAGCTGTTAACCAGTTGTTTACCACCTACATGGCGGCAATTCGTGCCGCCAACAAGGGTATCGAGACGCTCAACTTTGGCACGGACGCAGACGGCAAACCTATTCTGACACAGGCAATGCTTGACGACGTCACCTCTTTGGTAGACACCAACCCAGCGCTGAAGAAAATCTTTGATGATGCTCGCACAGAGTACAACCAGTACAACCGCGACCTTTTGGACTTTGTAGCCAGCACAGGCGCTTTGTCTAAAGAACTTGTGAAACGCTTGGTAGCGCAGGACGATTACATCCCGTTCTATCGTGAGCGCAAAGGTGTCGTCGAGTTGGTGATCGGCAACGAAAGTCCCGTGCGTATTGGTAGTGTTGCTGAACAGCCATACCTGCAAAGCTTGGTCGGTGGCGATACCGCCATCCTAGACTTTATGACCAGCTCGGTGCAGAACACCAACATGCTGACTGACATGGGCCTGCGCAACCTCGCAACCAAGAACGCAGTCATGGAACTGGTCGACCTGAAAGCCGCCACGTTGGTGAAAAAAGCCGACGGCCCAGACGTTGTCAAATTCAAAGTAGAAGGGGATGACCGTTACGCGATCATCGCTACAGAGAAGGTGAAGATTGGCAACAAGGAGTTCGACACAGGCGTGCCTGCTGATATCTTGGTTAAGGGCATGGAGGGTATCCCCACACAGATGCCGTTCCTGTTCCGCGTGATGTCTATGCCAGCGCAAGCTTTGCGCAAGGCCGTGACGCTCAGCCCCTTGTACATGGCCAAGCAGTTGTTCCGTGACTCGTTGGCCGCACCGATCATGTCCGGCGCTGACTTTGCTCCCGTGATTGGCGCGCTCAAAGAGATTGGCGCTCCGTCTAAAGGCGTTTTGGAGAAACGCGGCATCACTGGCGGCCAACAGTTCAAAGGCACAAGCGAAGACCTGACCAAGATCATGCGCGACATCACTGAGGGTAAACCCGGATGGATGGAAGCACTTGGCAAGTTTGAAGCTTTGGGTATGGAGGCTGATGCTTTGACTCGTCGTGCCCAGTACAACAGCTACATTGAGCAAGGCTTGTCTGAGATGGAAGCTACGCTGATGTCTCTGGAGTCCATGAACTTTAACAAGCGCGGCGCATCCCCAAGCGTGCACGTAGCCAACGCCTTGATTCCTTTCTTCAACGCACAGATCCAAGGTCTGAACGTGTTGTACAAAGCAATGTCCGGCAAGATGCCATTCAACGACCAGTTGCGTATTCGTGAGAAGTTGTTGATGCGTGGTGGCATGATGGCGGCGGCTTCAATTATTTACGCCGCAATGATGGAGGACGACGACGCCTACAAGAACGCTACCCCTGACCAGAAGTACGGCAGTTGGTTTGTGCGCTTGCCCGGTGTCGATGAGCCCGTCAAGATTCCTGTGCCATTTGAGATCGGCTACATCTTCAAGGCGTTGCCTGAGGCGCTGTACAACACCATGACTACAGAGCATGGCGGAGAGGAAGCAGTCAAAGCGTTCAAGCAAATCTTGTTGCAGACTGTCCCCGGCGGTTCTTCATACGGCATCCCTCAGGCGATCAAACCCGCCATCGAGGTGGGGCTCGGCAAGTCGTTCTACACAGGCCGCGACATCTTGTCTGCACGTGAGAAGAACCTGTTGCCAGAAGAACAGTACCGCGCCAATACAAGCGAAGCGGCAAAGGCTCTCGGTAGTGCCTTGGAGATTTCTCCAGTCAAGATCGAGGCGCTTGTCAGCGGCTATACAGGAACGATGGGCTTGGCTTTCTTGCAGGCAATCAGTATGGGCGTGCCATCCAAAGAGACTCCAGAGCAGGCCGTCAAACGCTTGTCTGAGTACCCCATCGTGGGCGGCGTGTTCCAACCCAACGACGCAGGCGGCATCGTGAACTCCGTGTACGAGCGCATGAACGAGGCTCTGCAAGTGAAGAACACTGTGACCAAACTGGTGGAAGAAGGTAAGGTGCAGGAAGCTCAAGCCTTGCTGACCAAGCGCGGTTCCGAGTATATGCAGGCAGAGTTGGCCAATACGTTTAAGACAAACATGAACATGTTGACCCAAGCCGAGCGTGCTGTAGCCGCATCAAATATGACGCCTGAAGCCAAGCGCCAACAGCTTGACGAGATCAGGAAGATGAAGATTGGGCTTGCAAATGCGACGCGGGAAATTTCCGATAAAACCATACGCCTAGTTGGTTCTTCCTGATACCCACAATCGCACGAGCATGAATCCGGTGAGGGAGCGCGGCACGTAAGCCCAACTCCCTCACTTTCTCTACGTCTAGCCCCGGTACAAAGAAGCCCTCACCCGGCTTTAGCTTCGCCCACGGATAGATTATTTCCATCGAAGACTTCTTCCCTGAAGGTTATGTGCATGGTGTTGACGCGCATGGCAGGGCCGTTGGTGCGGGACAGCATATCTTTCTTGACGTATTTGCAGGTAAATAGCTCCTCCATCTGCGCCTTGAATTCATCGTAACCGAAGCTCATGCTCACGCAGTGCTTCTTCAAAAGCTGTTCCTCAATGTAGAACTCCCTGTACCCCGGCGCTAGGATGCCATGCTCCACCCTGCCGAGCACCTTGCTCTTGGTGGTCGAGCGGTCCACGATGTCGCCGTTGTCGCCCCACGCTGCCAAGATTTTGCCCTCGACTTTCTTGATGACGATGAAGCTTCCGTAGTTGTCGCCGATGTAGGCGTTCAGGACATCCTCAGCAGAGCGCACACTGGTCTTGATAACGCCACGGGCTTTCTCCACAAGCTCTTTCAGAGCGGTGATGACCTTGTTGATCTCCACGTCCAGAATACCGGAGTACTCCTTGCGAAGCATGATTGCCGCCGCCACAGTTGTTGTACAGCCTGCGTGCCAGTAGCGCTCGTCGTCGTTGAAGTTGAACACTTTCTTCAGATGCCTGTGCGTCTTCTGCACAATCTCTTCAGCAGTCTTTTGGTTGACCGCCAACCACCGGACCCATGCTTCACCGGCAATGCCGTAGTTGCGTTTGATCTCAAGCAAGGTTGTGCGCTCTTCGGGGGTGAACTTTAGTTTAATGTGCGGTGCCCACTCAAGCATACGCAGAAGCTCGCCGTTGGAGCTGTGCGCCCGTACACCCGCCATGTAGTCGGTCAGCTTCGTGTTGGACGTCATCGTGCAGGTGGCAGTCCACGTACTGTTATTGATACGCTCCTTGTTGGAGCCGGACTCCATACGCTCCTTACCCTGACCCTCAGCGTAGTCGAAGATAAAGGCAGGCGCCCACTCCATGTTGTGTCGTTGCGTATTGGTGATCTCGTCGATCAGAAGCGGCATGCTGTTAAGCAAACCGGCGCGTTGTTGCATAGCAACAGGTGACGTGCTCTTGCCTGTGCGGTAGCGTAGCGGATGCCCCCACACACCTGCCTTGGCGCTAAGGACTAGGGATTTACCCGTACCTGACCACTGTGATCCGATGTGCCAGACAAAGCCTTCGTATTCCGTGAAGCGCATGAGTGGTGATCCAAAGGAGTCTAACGCCACAGCCAAGGCTGTCTCCATCCCGGGCTTCTCTACAAAGATTGTCCGCCACAGATTTCGCCACGTATCGATGTCGCCCTTGCCGTTGGTGTTGCGGTTGATATTCTCCAGCCCGGGCATCGGCACGCGAGTCTCGCGGCCGTCTCTGCTGAACACGCGGTGGTTGTAAACAAACGAGCCGTCTGCCTGCCATCCGCACTGGTATGGCACCTCGATGGGTTTGCGCTCTTGTGAAGCCTCGCCCACGCATGCTCGCACGTACTCATACAAAGTCTTGTCGTGGCCTGCAAACGTGCTGACGATGTTCTGACTGGCCAACCATTTGAGCGTCTCGTCTTTGCTGACAACAGATTTCTGTGGGAAGTTCAAAGTCTGCACGCCTTCGGGACGCACAGCGGCCATGTGAACCAAGTGGTCGTTCTCCATCTTCAGGAGGTCAACCACAAACAAGTCGTAGGGAACAAGCTGAATGTTCTTCTTGACCTTCTTGCCTTCTTCGTCTTCTTCAGTGCGGGTGCAGTACACGCCGCCGTTCTCACCATAACTGAAACCACGAGGGGGCACAGGACGTACCACGCTAGGTGCTAAGGGTAAACCCGTATCTTCTGGTTCGTACTCATCCTCGGAGTCGAACACTGCGTCATCAAAGTCTTCTTCAACTGGCGCTTCGAGCATGATCTCTTTGGCGGTGTTGTCCGTCTTGATCTCGCGCCCAAGGATTAGAGGGTTGGTGATTTTTCCCCAGTGCTTGCACTTTGTGCAGATGCCGGGGTTCTCGCTGTCCATCTTCATGCAGGCGTATGGGCCTTTGATTTCAGCAAGCTTCTGGTGCATGCGCTCATGTGGGTACGGGTGCATGTCTGAGAGCCAAACCGCTTTCTCCGCGCCGTCCGTGCACACCTTGGCCCAAGACAAAATACCGCGCCAGATGGGTTCCTTGCCGTCGTCAGTCGCCGTGGCGATGTAGTCCTGTATCTGCCCACACTGGTTCTCAAAGTTCTCAAAGACCGTGTAGCTGTCCTGCATCAGCTTGACCTGACTGCGTGTTGGTGCAGTGGGGCGCTGACCGGGCAGGTCTGCTTTGGGTGCAGGTGGCGCAGGTACTTCCTCAAGCTTCTCATAAACAAGTGGGGAGAAAGTAGCAAAGTCAAAAATGTCGCCTTCCTGCACTATGCGCACAGGGCGCGGCGTCGCGTACTTCTTTTTGTTGTTGGCTGTACCGGGCACCCGCAAGATGCGAGCTAAGTCAGCCGTCACCGTCATGTCAATGTTGAAGCCTTCCTGTTTGCACAAACGCTTTAGGTTCTCAGCAACAGGTTTCCAAACAGCCGCAGGCACCTCGTCCTTCAACGGCCAGTAGCAGTGCAAGCCGCCGCCAGAGTCAACCACCCACGGCGTACCGAGCGCGTCGAGGCCCGAGCTTTGCAGGAATTGAATCAGCGCATCAGCCGCCGCTTTCTTAGATGTGTACCCATCCAAGTCGACAAAGAAAGACTTCAAGTACTGCGCTTCCTCTGCGCCGCGCTTCTTGTCGAAGGTAGCTACGCTATAGAAGACGTCGTAGTTGTTGGCGTGCCACTGCTCTATCGTCGGGATGAGGTCGTCGATTTTTGCCGCATATACATGCTCTTTCTTTTTTGTGAGTTCTACCGCGCAGTAAAGACCGAAACCTTCGGACGGTAAAACCACCGCTAAAAATTCAGCGGATGTCATGTTTGTCCTTTGGTTACTTTAGTTCTTCGTCGCAGTTGCCTGACTCGCGGTCCAGTGCCTTGGCAAGCTGTGTGCACAGTGCTTCTACCCACTCTTTCGGCAGGTTTTCATTGCCCATCAGGTATACGTGGCGCAGTAGCTCTTCTGCGCTTAGGTGTTGAGGTTGAACGCTTTGCATGTTTTTTTCCAAGCTTCCTCGCCCGTGCCGGACGACTGCAAAATTTTAAGAAGTGCTTCAACCGCAGGGCGGTAAGCGACGAAGACTTCGCCACCATTGAACCAGTTGTAAACAGATTGCCGAGAAGCGCCTGTTGCCTTGGTGATCTTGATGGCCGAGAAGTCGTGATGCACAGCCCATCGCCCGAGTTGGTTGCCCAACGTCTTAGGCGCTTTCTTGACTGCGCTGATTACTTGTGGTGAATATGCCATGGTGTAGGTGGAGGTACTAGTTGTTCGTCCGCAAGCTCGTTAAAGCTCTGCACAACGTTCCCCCCGATTCCTTTACTCGGTTTCGTCCCAGTCGTCGACCATGTCAGCTAGCGCTGACTTAGCCTTGGGCACCGCGTTTTGTTTCTTCTCTTCCTTGCGCACGACTGGTGGCTCGTCGTCATCCTCAGCAGGCAGAGGTGCGGCTTTGGCTTTTGCCTTAGCCTTTGGTGCAGGAGCGGGCGCTTCTTCCTCTTCTGCTTCTGGCTCGGGGGCAGGCTTTGCCGCCGCCTTGGGACGCGCACCGGGGATCTCAACCGGAGCCGCTACAGCCGCGCCGTCCATCTTAGCGACAGTCATCGTGATGGCTTTGAGCGCATCGTCAGACTTGCCTTGCTCTTGGATGATGGGGAACTCGTCGTCTGTCAACCAACGCATAGGCTTGAAGAACAACTTGGGTGACTCGGACTTGGTGTCGAACTTCATACGCGTGATGACCTCAGATGGGTCAATGTTCTGCGCGGCCAACCAACGAGCGTACGCTTGCAGTGGGCGGTTCTCACCTTCTTCTTTACCGAAGATTGACGTAGCAGGCAGAGCCAACTGCATCACTGCGCCTTCCATGTCGTTGGCGAGCACTACAGCAAGACGTTGCTGATAGCGGCAAGCACGGCTGTTACCTTGGCCTGAACCTGCGATGTTCTGTGGGCAACCATCACACTTGGAGTGTTGTTTGTTCTTGGCATCAGGGCTTGGCGTCTTGCCGTCTTGTGACCAGCAGTCAGGCGGAGCGGCTGTGGCATCCTTGTCATAAGAGCCTGCGTAATACTGGCGTCCGACATCAGGCGCGGCATTGACAACCACAACGTCCAGATAGCGGTCTTCAATAGCGGCGATCTCTTTGCCGCCATCAACCAGACGGAACACGCCGCCCTTGATGGAGATGCGCTTGCCTCCGTTGACGCCGCCACCTGCCAACGCCTTGGCGATGGGGGACAGCTCTTTGCGGTTCTTAGCGAACGCGGGTACTTGGGATGGGTTAAAGAGAGCTACGTTGCTCATTTGGTTTCTCCTTGAATAAAGTTTAAAAAGGTCTGGGCTTGGTCAACAAGCGCCGAGGCAGTGGTCATACCACCATTGTTTTTGTGGAAGTCGATGGCGCATCGCAACGCGTTCTCTCGTGTCCACTGAATGTCACGCAACTCAGCGCGAGAGCGCTCGTACATTTTGTCTTCGATGCTTTCGACTGGAGCGGATGCGGCGATCTCGTCCAGTTCTTGAGACACTGTTTTCTTTGTCATTTGGTTGGTTTCCTTACTGAAATGGCGTACTCAGTTGTTGAGTTCAGCCCTGCGGGTACGAGACTGGGGTTGTCGGCCAAGAAGGTTGCCATGTTGGTCTGCGCAATACGCTTCTCCAACAAGTCCAACGCATCGTGTTCCTTGATGAACTCTTTGAACGAGTCCCAGTCCTGTGTGTTGTAGCGTGTCTTTGTGGACAGCACTACGGTGCCTTGGTCTGTGCGTACGCTAGATACGCCGAGCTTTAGCATTTGGTCTTTGAGCGCAATCTTTACAACATCTTGCTGACGCTTGATGTCTTCAATCTCGGACTCGTATTGAGTTGTTAACTCTTGGATGCGTGACTGCATCCGGCGGTACACCTTGGCTAGCTTGTCCATGGGGACAGTGGCAACTTCCGGCGGCGCTTCTTGCTGAGGGGTATCCTCATCATCGACTACTGACATTTTGCTTCTCCTGTTTGCTTTGAATTATTGTCAATGGTTTGACAGCATAGCACGACTGATTTGATTTGCAACTCCTTTCTTTAAATATTTTTTACCTCGCTGTCGAACATGCCGACAAGCAAAGCGTGGTCTGAAACTTTTGTATTCATCGCCTTGAAGAGCTTCTTCTCGATGGGGCTTGACTCAATGTGCACCACAGTGACTTTGTCTGAGTCTTGCCCCTTGCGATCAGCACGCGCAATACACTGCGTGTACATCTCCACAGACATTAGTGGACCATAGAAGACAACAGTGTCAGCGGCCGTAAGGGTAATCCCGTGTGCAGTCGCTTGCGGTTGCATCACCAACACGCGGATGTTGTCAGTTGTTTGAAAGTCATTGATGATGTGCCCACGCTTTGTTGCAGACACGTCGCCATGAATTTGGTCCACGGCATAGCCATGCTTTGTGAGATACGTGACGATGGTGTCAATGCTTGAGCGGAACAGCGCGAAGATGATGACCTTGCGCGATGTCTCCTCCAACACTTCCTCCAACACGTTTAGACGTGGCGCGGCATCGAACTCCACAACTTCTTTCTCGTCAGTGTAAGCGGCACCGCAACTGATTTGTAGCAACTTGTTTACAGCAACGCCTGCATTGACTGCGCTGATTGTTTCTCCGGCAGCTTGGACAAGCATTTGCTCTTTGAGTAGCTTGTAGTACTTCGCCTGCTGAGGTGTCATCGGTACTTCGCGGGTGACTGTGATGACTGGCGGCAAGTCAAGGCACTGCTCTTTTGTGAAACGTATTGCAGGCTGTAGCGCCTTGAACACCGTGTCCTTTGCATCGCCCTTGGGAGCCCACTTGAACATGCTAATCTTGTTCATCACTTTGTCGCGCCACGATGTCATGAACTTGGGCACACCGCCGGGATTGACCAAGCGAGCCAAGCCGTACGCATCCACAGGCGACTGCGATGCAGGCGTACCAGTCATCATCCACAGGTATGTCTCGGGCTTGATGATTGACGCAAGGGTCTTCCATCTGCGTGTCGATGGGTTCTTGTATGCGTTGGCCTCGTCCACAATGATTAAGTCAAAGCGCCCATCTGCGTTGATCTCAGAGGCAATCAAGTTCAGGCCATCGTAGTTGGCAATCACAATCTCGTAGTCCTGCTGAATCATCTCGATGCGCCGACTGGCTTGCGAATGGTGGGCTACCACTGCGCTTCTGTGAATCACGCTTCGGTTGATGTCGCCCATCCACGCGCTGTGCATGATGGACAAGGGGCAGAGAATAAGAACGCGCCGCACTTCACCACGCTTCATCAAGAAGTCAGCCGCCCATAGCGCAGACAAAGTCTTGCCAGTGCCGGGGTCGTTAAAGCAGAACGCTCTGCGGTTGAGTGTCAAGAAAGCCGCTGTCTCTATTTGGTGAGCCATTGGTACAAACTTGCCCGGCCAGTCGTAGCGCCTAGTGATAGGCGACGGCACATCTTTCACGCCAAGATTGCGTAGCACGCGAGACTCGTCGAGCCCCCAGTACACAGCAACTTCATAGATGCCGTTCTCCTCAGACAGCACCTTATGCTTTGGAATGATTGAGTACTTGCTTGGGTTACGTGTGCGCAGTACGAGCGCTTTGTCTTCAATTATTTGCATCTTCTTTTACCAGTGCGAAATAGTATTGGGGTTTATCCATATCCATGCGCGACACTTTTCGCTGTTCGACAAGACTCCTGTTGACTAATTCTTGCGCCACGTTTGTTTCGTTGCGCTCCATTGCTTTCACTATGTCATCGTAAGTCACTAGCCTCGAACTGAACTGAACCATCCATAGATCGCGCAATACTTCCGTCGGCGTTTCGGTAAGGCCTGTGGGCTCACCACCATTTAAATTTATTTTGCCTAACATGTTCATACCGCGTGGGTCAGTCCACCCCATTTCGTAGCGCTCAGTCGCTTTGTATTTCATCGTGCTCATGCGCCCTCCTTCAGCCTAGACCATGGCGTTGTGTCGCTGTGATGGTTCAGTTCTTCCATCAACTTGTTTGTGTGCAAGCGTGCAGATGCATCAGACCAAAAGTCATCTTCTAGTTCAGACACATCTACCCACGTATCCCCAAACTTTGCTCGCCACAAGTTAACTAACTCAGACAGCGGTATTGAATACACAGGGTCTTTGTTTGGATTGAACGTGGTCATGGAAGTTGGCGCAAACGGCACCATGTGTTTTGCAAACTCTTCTAAAGTTATGCCCATCTTTTTTGCTACTGCTACTTGTGATGGGTTTATGTGATATGTGTTTTTTACTTTTCCCATTTGCTTCTCCTTGTTTTATTCTGGTCTGCGGCACACGTACCGCGCTCGATCTGTAAGGTAGTGCGTCTCAAGCTCGCCCATTTGTTTGAGCCGTCGGTACGCTAGCCTAAAGAACTCATCGTTCTCAATGTCCGTTAGGTCAGCCCACTCGTTACCCCAACGTGTTACCCAGAGATTGATTAGGTTTTCTACTGACACGTTGTACGCTTCGTGTTCAAGCTCTTTGCTTGTGGCATGTGTGTGCGCTTCACCTATGATCTTTCCGACATTGGTGGTACTGCCTGCCACGGCATTGTTTCGCGCAAGCATGTTGTTGTATGCCTGTTGTTGTGCCACCGCAGTACCGCCGTTAGCTATGTTCAGCAACGAGCCGGGGGAGGCCAGTGTTCCCATGTTCTGCGCTTGTTGAGCGCCGCCGATGGCACCTTGAAGTCCCTGCGCGGCGTTGGTTCCGAAGAGGTTATTAAGTAGTGACATTATTTTATCGAGTGGTCTGATTTGCGAGCGTATGAACGGTTCGCACTTGCATCTTTGACGCGAAGGTTTGAGCGCACAGTCTTGCCGCCTTTTGAGAGCGCCTTCTTGTGGTCAACATCTTTGCCGTCACCTTTGTGCACGAGGCCTTCCTTCTCCATCATGGCGCGTGCTTTGTTGCGTGCGGCGCGCTTCTTCTTGACTGCCGGTGTGCCGTCATACTGCTCGTATTCTTTGGCGTATGGGCGTGGTTTGTTTACGTAAGGCATGATTTTCCTTTCAGTGTTTCTTGTTGAACTCGCAAGTCTTTACTGGGCACCAACCGCATAGTGGCGTTTGGTTTGGGTTCCACACGTCGTTGGCAAAGCTTGCTTCAAGCCGCGCAGTACGCTCACGGTAGTCCCACCAGTGCTTGTCAATGTCTTCTCGCGCCATCGACATCTTGACCATATCATTTTTCACAATGAACAGCAACGCTGAGTTGACCTTGCGGATGTGTGGGAAGTGGGCGAACACCATGAGCGACATGAGGACAAGCTGATCTCTGTCTGGATACTTGTTGTTGCCAGTCTTCCAGTCGCCAACCCATGCTGTCAGGTTCTCGTCATCAATGATTAAGATGTCAGCAATGCCGCGCACCCACACGTCCTTGGACTTCCAACCAGTAGGCTTGAGGTCAACAGTCAGCGCCATCTCATACTCCGCCAGCTTGCGGCCGTTCTTCTTGAGCATCGCGTCCACTACGGGTTGGAACTGGGAGTACTCAGGCGGGATTGGTTTGCCCTCTGCGATGTAATGCTCGATGGCTTCGTGCACTTGGTTGCCATAACGTGTTGCCTCAGTCTCAGTGAACGGATAGTTCTTCAAGACCTTGACTTCGTAGTAGCGGCGTTGGCATCCCTCAAAATCTTTGAGCGACGAGTGTGACCATGCGGGTTGTTTCATATTGATAAGTGTTTGTGTGATTTGTTGAGGTGTCTAACAAAGGTGTCGAAAAGGTCGTAGATGACTGGGCGCTCGGGACGTTGCTGGTTTACTGAAAACATAACACCGTTCGGGGACTTAACAACCCATGTGTGTTTCCCCTCCAGTATCTCCCACCCCGCCACAATTATCAGATCGTGCATCGCCTGCTCTTCAGAGTTTTGCAGAGTTAACGGCATCGCATAACCTGTTGGCAAAAGCTGTAACGAAGCGCTCGTTTTCACACAAGTCGTGCCCCATGTCGTAGAGGATGCAGTGCGTGAGCTCGTGCCAGAAAGTGTCGTCAACTTCTACTTGCTCAAACGTATTGCCATGGTTGTCGAACTGCGCTAACTCGATGCGGTTTTCTTCGAAGTATGTACGGCCATAGGCCGCAGGGTCTTGAATGGTATGAGGGCGCGTAATCTTGTACGTCTTCTTGCCCACAGTAATTTGTTTTGGTATCTGCATTGCTTCTCCTAGTTTTTAGCTAACCCATAACGGCGGTGTGCGCCACCGTCAGCGTCCAATGGAATACCCTTCATGTAGGGCGGCTCCATAGTCATTTGCGCCAAGACCCAAGTCTTAGCGTCAGCCACTTCATCGTCAGGTACAACTGCAATTAACTCGTCATGCACTGTGCCTGCAATCGGGTATTTCTTTGCTACCCTCAACATACCATCCGTCATCACAATGCGAGCCAAAGCCTGCGTGATGTTGTTCGTTATCTTCCCTGCATACAACTTGGTAGCGTGTGGCCCATAGACTGCTTGGCTCCTACCTTTGTCGTCCTTCTCATAGCGGAGGTCAGGGTACAACAACTTCATTCCGTTTGGCAATTCTATCTCGCCTTTACGGAACGTGATGCATTTATACACCAGTTCTTCACCATTGACAAGCGACCTGTGTAAAGCTGTTTCACAGAGACTCCAGAACGCTACAACAGGGTACGCAGTTCTCCTATACGTATCTATGATTGCCTTGGCCGCAAGCACGTGGTGCAGAAGTTCTTGGGTTGAGCATGTGTGCGGTATCTCCAACAGCTTCTCGTCGTTGCCATCCCACTTCACAAACGCCTGCGCATACTCTGAGTCAACGCCTAACTTTTTTGCAAAGTCTTTCGAATACCGCACAGGCGGCGCACCGAGGAACCCGACGAGTAGTTGAGACGCAAAGGAAGCCCAACCGAGTCCATACCCGCATCCCAGAAGCGCACTCTTTGCCGACTGCCGTAAGTCCGGATGAGACTCTTTGGTGAGACCGGGGATGTTAAACATCTGTGCGCCGAACGCGGCATAAGGGTCGCCTCCACCCCTGAAAATTTCAAGCATATCTTCGTAGTCGGAAAGCCACGCAAGCACTCGCGGCTCAATCTGCGATAGATCGCCGACAACGAGTTGGTAGCCATCGGGAGCCATAATTGCTTTGCGTAGGAACGAACCTCGCTTGAGGTTTTGCATGTTGATGGCCGAGCCTTTGGCCGCTGTCCAACGACCTGTTTGCGCACCATAGTAGGAGAGAGGGACGGGTAATGCCCCGCGTTTACTGATGTCGAGAAAGCGCTGTGCGCGTGTTCTCTCGGTGGTTGATTTAACTTTAAGACGCGCTTGGCAAAGTAAGGCAATGTCCTCACGTTCACTGTTAAGCAACGTCTGAAATAAGGCATCGTTCTTGGCAAGCGCGAGCGTGGTCTTGCCTGTGGTTTTACTGGTTTTAGTAGGCGGAACAACGCCCAGTTTTGTAAGTAGTTCAGCAAACTTTGGGTTCGATGCCAGCTCAGCCTCTTCCACGCCGAGCCTCTGTAATAGTTGTTCACGAGCGTTTCCTTCCTCGGCCAAGGCCTTGATGAGCATTGATTGATCTAGTTGCAACAGCGGACGCGTGTACATCTTGAGCGTCATGTCGATGAGGCGCAGTTCTTTTGCAGGGTAGCCCTTGCTCAAGCGTTTGAATATCTCTTCACAAAGAAACACATCATGAGCACAGTACTCGGCAAGTTCGAACTCCATCTCTTGCGTGAGCTCCTCCACGCCGTTGGTGTTGTGCACGGCTTGACCCTTGGGCGGCAGACCGAACTCGTCTGCCAGTTTCATCAGTGAGTTTCCCACCTCGACACCCCGTAGAGCACGAGCCATAGAAAGAGAATCAAAAATAAAGCATGGGTGCCAGTCATATACCCACTCCAATATAGAAACATCGAACTGAGCGTTGTGAGCCAGAACAGCAGTGGTCTTAGGATCATAGCAAGCAAGGATGCGCGGGAGCTCATCTCCTCTGTACCACTGGGTGCGTTTGTCTGAGCCGAACTCGTGGATGCATGCGCCAAAGGCTTTGAATCTTGGGTCACGTATGTACTCCTCTGTTGTCATCTTGGACAGCGTGTATTCCTTGCTGTCCCAACGTGTTTCGAAATCAACTGTGATAATTTGTTTGAATGGTTTGCTCAATTGAACTGCTCCTTAGGGGGCGCGTCGACGAGATTTAAAAAGCCGAAAAAATCGTTTGCCGCCAACATGAGTTGCGACGCCTCCATCTCATCACAGTTTAGGGTGACGACTCCTGCAAACGCATCCTCTGCGCGACCAATGATGACAACACCTTGCGCATTGCCTTCTCCATAACACATCACCAACTTGTGTATCAGCAACTTGAAGTGCGCCTGCTCTTCGTCTGACATCGCGGCAACGCGTTGCTCTAATTCTTCCTGTGTCATTGTGTCTGTCATGATAAAAGCTCCTTTAAAGTGTGTAGGTTGTCTTCGTTGATGACAACGGCTGTCCCCCCTGCGCCACGTATGCGGCTTAGATGGGACTCTTGTAGCGCGGTGGTCTTACCCTTACCCGCCTTCGCTTCGATGGCAATGAACCTGCCACCAGCACACGCAAGAAAATCAGGCACGCCTGAGTTCCCATACCCTGTCCCGATTGGCATGGCGTAGTACACGCCCGCTTCATCAAGGATTTTGCGTATCTTCTTCTTGACCAGTGCTTCCGGTGTTGAGGCCATAAATTTCTATTCCTTCTTTCATCGCTTCGCGTGTTTGTACCATTGAGCGTCTCAGTGCCTCGTTGAACTTCTCTGATTGATTTGCGCTCCAGTCTGCGGCTATTGAATACGTCATCACATGCTGTGCAGGCCAACCTTTAACCGACACTTTAGGGGACTCGCCGTATGCCGTAGCACCACAATGTATGTCAAGCTCCTCGCCTGTCACCAGTTTAAACCCATCGGACGTTGCAATCATCAACTCTTGTGTGCGCAGTGCGTTGTAGCGGTTGGCCAAGATCTGCGCTTGATCGCGTTGGTAGTACAAGTCTTTGACGCGCTCTTCCATGTACTTCTGTTGACCTTTGTATGCATCCAACCTGTCTTGTAGATACTTCACTTCACCCTTGAGCTTCTCCACAAGATCTTTCTGAGCGAGGCGTTCGAACTTCTTTTGTTTCCATGCGGCTGTCATAGTTTCTCCATCATGTATTGCTCTAAGTCTTCAACCAACACGAAGCCTTTGTCTGGGTGGTTAATCATGAGGTTCCCTTCCTTGGCGATTGTTCTAAGTCGTAACCCCACAGCGCGGTATCTGTTTAGGTCTTCAATCTTCCCCTTTAAAAACCTTATTTTTTCTGTCGGCGTCATGGGGGACTCCATGTCTATGGACATGCCTTCGCGTTTGGGAAGGGCGGCGCTGTAATCGAATGCGTTGCTTGTCATTTGCGATTCTCCTCTGATGTCATTGTGAGTTGGCCTTCTAGTATGCTCAACGCATGCGCGGTGATGTCTTTGGCGGTGAGTGGTTTGGTGCTGATGGTTAGGCCGTCGATGTAGCTGTCAAAGTCTGTGCCGTGCTCGAAGTGCAGAGCGCCCCTCTTGTTGTCCATGATGACCAACGTGTCTAGGAAAAACTTCAGCCTGCGGTAGCGCATGGCATCTTTGTGCATCAACTCGCCCATGTTGGCGGGCTCTTTCTCGTACCTGTACTCGTACTTGTTTTCTTGCGTGTCCATTTGCTTCTCCTGTTATGAATTGGGTGAGGGGGTTAAGTAGATTCCGCGCCCCCTCGTATCGCGGTGGGGAGTGGCAACAAGGAGAATCTAGTTTCAAAGGACATAACAGCCCCTTGTTGCCGACAAAGTGTGGTCGCATCTACTAGGCTTGCACAAATCGTCTTTATCACACTCTGTTAGTCCTTTGAATAATATTTCTTGGGCAACGGCGCATGCTTCTCAAGCATCGCACGTAACCACCTCACACCACCTAAATGTTTCAACATCGCCCTGTGTGTGCGGGTCAGGCGAAGATCCACTCGTTCCAAAGGTTCAGGTGGCTTTGGTCTTGGCATTTAACAAGTTCCTCGTTGTTGTTCGTTTCGTCCAACATACTGCACAGTACCACTTGGACGGACTCATTTGGATGCCCCCCTCAGGGGGACGCATCTCTTCACATTTGTTGCACAGCTTGTGCTTGTGTATAGGCTGTTTGCCACCAATCGCAAGCTGTTGTTTTGCAAATCCACTCAAACCAATACTCCCAGTTGTCCAAGCGCTTTCTGCAATCCCGCCAACCCACCAACACGTTGGTCGTTGATAAAGATCTGCGGCATCTGACGAGCGTCAGGAAACTCTTTGAGGAAGTTAGCCAAGCGCTCGCCCACCTCAATGTCAACGTCTGCGTACTTCAGCCCTGCGGCATCTAGTATGAGCTTCGCGGTGACACAGTTGGGGCAGTTAGCCTTTGTGTACATGGTGATGTGTATATCTTTCATGTGTTCTCCTTTATTCCATGTGCGGCTTCAATGGCTCGGGCAAAGTGAATGTCCGTGTGCTGATGAGAAGATGCGCAATCAGCCACAATCAAAATAATCTCATCATCCGATAACGGCTTGCGCTGTAACTTTTCTTCAAAGTCTGCTCGGATGCCAGCAAAGTCCATTGTCAACATCATGTTTGACTTGATGATTTTTTCAACTTCTTCGTCTGTCATGCTTCCTCCTTAATGCCGTGTGCGGCGCTCATGCCAGACAAGTAAACTGCCAACAGTGTTTGTTGCAATGACGCGCCAGCGTTAGTCATGGTTGTAAAAATTGAAAGCGCCTCGGCCTCGACAAACTTTCTGGTGTCGGCTGGAATCTTGGTTATGTCCATACCCTTTGGTCTAATTGTCTTGTTGATAGCGCTTGAGTGTTGTGTCTCCAATTTCATACCAACCCCTTAATGCCGTGTGCGGCTTCAATGTTTCTAGCCAAATGCACAATGAGTTGTGAAGTTAGTTCAAGGTTTGTTTGACACGCTTCGTACCAAAGATGCTTAATTTCATTTTCAGAAAGCGGCTTGCGCTGTGGTGGGAGAGTTGCCACTGGCGTGACCCACATACTTGCGTCAAACCCAGAACTTCTGTCTTGGTCATACACCCAAGGCAATAAGGCGTTGTTGATGTCTTGCCTTGTTGGGTCTGGCACAGTTGGCTTGTAAATCTTGAACTTCATTGCCACAGGCTCCTGCTCTGGCTGTGCCAAGGCTTCTTTGATGGCGGTGATGGCGGCAAAGAATTGCTTATCTCGTTCCATATTGAAGCCTGTTGGCGTAGCGTTTTCCAACGCCTCCAGCGCCAGTTTCAATGCTTCGTCTTTAGTCATAGTGGTGCATCCTCTTCGTTTTCAGGGTTGAACTTGGGGCGCTTCGTCCCCTTGTCCTTTGGGTTTGGAAATGGCGGGAATGGCCAAGTCATTTTTCTCTCACTTTCATCATGGCGTCTGCCATGTCGTATGCGTCCTCTGCGATCTCGTAGAAGCTTTTTCCGTCTTGCATCACGCGGGGCAATGCCTTAGCCGCAAAGTAGTCACGCATACTGATGCCGTAGTTATTTTCGTCGGGGAACGCTTGGCGCTTTTGCTCTTCTCTCATCTTAACCTCCGAACAACTTCTTCAGGTACTCGTACAACTCCTTAGCTTGGAACACCGTCATGTTCTTGATAACTTCTTCAGGAGACTTGCCAAACACCAGTATGTTGGTCACACGCTTGGCGGTAGCTTCGGGTTGTAGCGCGGCAATGCCATCACTCTTTGGCTCTACGTGCGCAGGCTTGGTGGGTTTGATCTTAGAGTGTACCTTGATGGACTTCTTGTTGTACTTCTGCGATGCCTTCATGGGGATGTACTCATCCACCACCACGCGATAGCCGAACTTGCCATCACGAACAGCCAAATCAGCGCGGACAAACTGCGCCATCAAAGCCGTGACTGAGGACTCTTTGTAGCCCTGCTTGGCTAAGTCTTTACACGCGGCGGCGGCTGTCGTGCCGGGGTGCTGTTTGATGTAGTCGAAGACTACGCGAGTGACGTTGTTCTTGATTGGGAATGTTACTTTGTTAGACATGGTTTTCTCCTTGGGTTGTTGAACTGACTGAACTGGTTTGTTGGTGGGGGTGGGTTCCCACGATTCGATTGCGTTTTTGAGTGCTGACTGAAGATCAGGCATGACCGTTCCCTTTCTGTTTGTGCCTTGTAGTTTGTTGATAATTTCTTTTGCTTCGAGAGCCCCGCCACTGGTGGCGGGTGGTAGTTTGTTTATCTCAGGTAGAGGAGCGCCATACAGACGCCTCTCTATCTCTGCGGCAGTAAGTACTTCTTTCCTGAACGCACGGCGAAATCGCATCACGCCTCCAAGCGTTGCACATGCTGAGCAAGCAACCACTTGTCACCAAGTCTGCGGATGGAGTGCACCCACTGGCGTTGGTAGTAACGGATGGTCTCGGGTGGTGCGTTGTATGTAGCAAACAACTGACGCACGTGTTTAAGGTAGTGAGTGTTCATGTGTATCTCCTTAGAAGTTGAACTTGTTGAGGATGGCGTCCACGTTCTTCTTGACGTCTTGACGGATGGCCTCGTTCTTACGCAGATCAGTTGGTGTAACGCCAACAAGTAACTGCTCTAACTGCTTGCGTGCTTCCTCCAGCGCCACGTCGTTTGTCACGTTCAATGACTTGGTGAGGTCGCACAACTCCAACGCGCCATCGACAAGCGTGTCGTGGAAACGTCGTTGCTTAGCCTCGCCATTCACATAGTCAGTGGTCAGTCTGTCTGACATACGTTTGAGGTGAGTGCTAAGTCTCTCGCGCACATCTGCCATGGCAGAGTCAATGCGTTCTTGTGTCAGCGCTTCGAGCCGCGCCTTGAGCTCGGCCTGCGCTTGATTGCCCACGTCTACACGGAAGTCGCCCGATGATGGGACTGGCATGTAGTTAACACGGAACGAGAACTTGGTCATGATCTCATTGGCTGTGGGGTAGTCGTCTCTCTTAAACATATCGCCAAGAGCAAGCGCCTGCGCAGTGATGAGCGTAGGATAGATCGCAACGAAAGACTTGACCAGTGCCTCCATCTCTTCCTCGAACTCGTTCATGCGCTCAGTGAACTTCATGAAGTTGACAGTAGGTAAGAGGCGCAAGCCTGAGTCAGACCAAGGTGCAGTGTTGTCGTATACGAATTGACGCGCACGACTGACTGCTTGTTGGATGATGTCTAGCTCGGTGCGACCTGCAAGCAGGTGCTTGTTAACACGCGCGGCATCCTTGGCCCCTGCGTTCTTGCTTGCCACCACCTCATCGGTGGTTGACTTGTCTAGCTTGCGTGCTGTCCACACAGAAGCGTTGAACTCCACAAGCATTGCGCATGTATCTAAATTGTGACGTGGTGTAGTTGTAGTCATGATAAAACTCCTTAGTAAATGTTTTTGGGGTTGTTGAGAAAACTCTTCATGGCGCGCATGACGCCTACTTCAAACTCAAACTGGCTGTTGACAAGCATGCGACGAAAGTTGTCAGGGTTGTTGAACGCCTCGCGCACAGCAAGCGCCGCTACTTCGTACGCAAGACTCCTGATGTGCTCGTCGACTGCTTTCTTTAGCTCATCGTCTCCGAACTCTGTCTGCATCACCAGTGAGTTAGTTACTGGGTCATTCATTTCACTTCTCCTTTCATCTTATGTAAACGCACCATGTTGAGTGCGGCTTCTTTTGGCTTGGCTTTTACCTTGTCGAGTATCTTTTGGTACGCATCCCACAGCACGAACTTGTCTGCCTTGTTGAGTGCGCCTCTGTATGACTCGTCGTGATAAGGCAGGCCCTTGACGTCGTACAGACGAAAGCCGTGGGTGTCATTGCCAATCCAGAACTCTATGCCTGAACTCATGTGCGTTATCCTGTACTCGCTGAACTTCCACTCACCTTCTTCAAACAAGGGAAGTAGCTCTTTGCCTAACTCCGTCATGCGCTTCTCGCACATGCGGATGAAAAGCCTGTATGCAAATCTCCGCATGTGTTACCTCACTTAGTAGAGAAGAAGATCTTGTGCTCGGCCAACATGCGACCGAACTCGTTGATGGTTGCGAACATCGCAACGCGCTGACTTGTTGCCACTGTGTTACAGAAGATCGACTGCATCTCTGCACGCATACGCCACACATACTTGACGATAGCCTCAGCCTCAGCGCGGTCGGCCACACGGGTGACGAACTGGAACACCTGAATCAACTGCGCCGTGGGGTTGTCAGACAGCGGCGCTGTCTCTGGTGACTTGATGACACGAGCGTAGTCGCAGATCTCACGGCCGAAGCGAATGAACGATGACAATGCCTGCGCAGTCGTCGCGCCCACAGTACCAACAAGCGAAGCCTCAAGCGTGTCGTCGTCAAGCACACCCAAGCCTGCGTCGAGAATGTCACTGGCCGCAACCAATGAGCGAGGCGTAGCGTATGCAAGTTGCATAGACTTGGGGTTGAAGATGAAGCCATTGTCTTTGGACAAGTCCTTGCCCTCGAACATGCCGCCCTTCTCGTAGTCAAGGAACGACTGCATAACACGTGGCTCGTTGCTAACGAATGCGATGACCATTGGGTTGATCTGATTGTCAGTCGCCCACTTGACCCACTCGTCAGCCGTAGGCTTACGCATCTTGACGAACACGAGACGATTGCGCAGGTGCGCTTGAATGGAATCACCGAGACCCTCGACAGACAGATTGGTAGCACAGAACACAACGCTACCCTCGGGCATATCGAGGTTGCCAACACGACGCTCGTACACGATAGGCGCAAGTACATTCTTGATGAACTGCGGTGCCTTGGCGATCTCGTCAAGCATCACGATGATTGGCTTGGAGTTGTTGACACCAAGTTGGTTGTGTGCGCTGACACCGAAGCGCTCGTTGGGTAACTCACGCGAGACGCCGTTCTCACGATCAAGGTCAGGCATCCACACTGAACCATCGGACAGTTGTGTGCAGTCAACAGGCTTGACTGCGATGTGGTCAGCGAACTTGGGTAACTTACGCAAGGCATGGAAGAGCGCAGTCTTGCCGATGCCGTTCTCACCCTCCACGATTACTGTGCGCTTGTCACCGATAGCGGCGATGAGGTTGAGGACTTGTTGTGCAGATAAAAAGTTGTTCATGATAAAGATCTCCAAAGTTAATTAAACAGAAATACGCAAGAGTTTGCCGTGAGTAGGAACGAACGAGTCGTTCTCCACTATGCCCCACAGAGACGGCATTGGGGTATTCGGTGTATCGCAACCAAGGTAGCCGTCTGATAACCAGACGATTGCCCGAGCGTCGATCTTGTGTTCGCGGATGTAGTCAACGACTACGTCAGGTGTCGTACCGCCACCACCCTTGGGGCTCATGAGCGATGCGATCTGCTCGTAGTCAGCAGGCTTGAACTGTTGGTCGCCACACACAGCGGTGTCCCACCACAACACACGCACACCGGCAGGCTTGGTTGTCTGACAGATGCGTGCGATCTCACCAAAGAGTAACTTGTAGTACGGATACATGGAGCCCGATGTGTCGACAGCAAGGATCAACTCACCGACAGACTCCGTGAAGTGTGATGGCATAACGAAGCCCGATGCGAGCAAGCGTTTGTTGGGAGGACAGAAGCGCGAGTTGTCGTCGCCCGCAGAGATAGAACTGATCCACTCCTGAAGCGCTTGCTTCCAGTCTGTTGTGCGCTCAACGGCTGTGCCTAAGATGTCACGACCACCGCCTTCCTTACCCGCAAGTTTGCGTGCGAGGATCTCGCCTTGTCGGTTGGCATCGTCGATCTGCTTGCCAAGCTTCTCTTGTTCCTCGGGGCTGTCGTCGAACTCACCATCCTCATGCGCATCGAGGGGCTCGTCGAAGTCACCATTGCCACCGCCATCGTCGCCGTCTCCCCCTTGTGGTTCCTTCTTGCCGTTCTTGATGAGGTCATTGAGAACTTGAGGGAAAGACCAACCGAAGTACTTGCGGTCAATGAGTAGCGTAGGTGTGGGGCGCTCAACGAACTTGAACTCGGGGTCGAGTTCCTCGATCAACGCATTAACCACGTAGTCCTGTGCGATGTTGGTGAGCTTAGGCATCTTGCGCGTGTACTGCTTGAACAAGATGCAATGCTTGAGCGCAACGTGAAAGTTCTCGTGGAGAACGAGGTAGCGCAGTTGCTTGCGTGTGAGTGGTGCGATGAAGTCAGCGCCGTACTTCTTGTCACGGCCATTGGTAGCGGCTGTTGGTATCTTGTCAGACACCTCGCTCTTGCCTAGCATGATGACGCCTGACAGCAAGGCGAACTTGGGGTGCCGCATACAGTCAATGTTGGCGGCTTGTACCCTCTGATTGAGGGTCATTTTCTCATAGCTCATTTGCTTCTCCTGTTGTTGTGGATAAATTATAGCATAGGTTGTCAAAGACTTGACAACCTAGCGGAAACCCTAGGGGTTATTTATACATGGATGTTACTCACTGGGTACTCTGCCTTGGTAGGGAACTGGCGTATCTCTTGCAGTTTCCTCAAGTTGTTGCTACCAACGTAGCTCTGTATCCTGTCGATGATGGCACGCCTGAAGTCGTCGCTCTCAACAGGCCGCTCAAGATCGTCGACTGTGCTGATCTTTGCGTTGGGGGATGTGTACCATCTGTGTCCGAACTCGAAGTTCTTCTGGTTGTAGCCACGCTTAGACGCCATGACATCGTATGCTTTCTGACACATCTCGAAGAACGTGTTGATACTGGGTGTTGAGGGCATGACATCCGCCATCTGCAACGCATCCCACATTTCACGAATGGCCATCAGGTAGTGTCGCTGAAACCCCTCACCGCCGAACGCGTGGCCGAAGTTGTGGTCAAGCTTGCAGTTCTCTTTGAACTCTGGCATACGCATCAGTGCAAGGGTGATGTATGGGTCGAACAACTGCACAACACGTTGCTTGTGCTTGCGGACATCTTTGTCCGCGACTAGTCGGTGGTGCGGTGTGTGACTTGAGCGTGTGGTATCGAGCACGCCATCGACTAGGTACGCGGCAAGGCTGAACCTTGTGCCATCTTCATCTTGCATAAAGTGCTTGGTGTAAATAGGCATGATGATGCTTTCGTCTGATCGTCCACCGCTAGCGTCTCTGCACCAGTTCATACCAACGCTGAAGTGCGTTGTCTCCCACATAAACTTGCGGCTTGTCTGTGATGGGTGGCCCATGTACAGCCTGCGCTCAACGCGCTTGCCGTCCTCTACCTTGGGCTCGTAGAACCGCGCCATGACTGTCTCGTAAAGCTTGAGGTCGAAGTACTTGCCATAGCTTGTCTCGCCTTGGATGAGGCGGTGTTCTGCGCGTGGCTTGGGTTCGAGTGGCCGCTCGTTTGGTGCCCACTTGTTACTGCGTACAGCAGGGCGTGAGTTAAAGATTGCTTGTGCTTCTTCATAGTTTCTGCATGTGTATGGCATGATAAATTACTCCTGTGTTGTGGTTAATGCTTTTGTTACGTTGGCGGGTAGGTGTACCAACGGGAAGTCGATGTCAAGTATGTGTCGTGTGCTTATGTACTCATATAAATCTCCTGTGTCGTCTTCTTCCTGAATCTCTTCAGCGCCGTCCTCGCCCACGCCAACGAATCGGTAGTCGGCACCGTACAACTCGTGCGCGTTGTTTATCAAAGCCCCATGCGCTTTTACGTAGGGGTTACTGGGGTACCACTTCACACTCTCTGCGTGAAACGTAATCAGCGGCTGTGTTGTGTAGCCGTACTCACATTCTTCAACTGCCTCCGTTATGACTGGATCATTCTTCGCAAGCATAAGGGACACAAGCGCCTCTCTGTCTTGGAAGTTCTTAAAGCGTATTACATACGCTACGTCTGATCTGTATCCCATGTGTTACTCCTGTTCAATTAAGTAGCCGTTGTAGTCGAAGCGCCAGTCGTTGATGTCGCATATATCTTTGAAGCGTTCTTCACTTGTGTATGCGTCGTACTCGTCGCGCAGTTTTTTGTATATATCAGTAGCGTAGTCTCTGGCCTTTTGCTCCATCCAATCTTGTAACTCGTTGAGCATGGAGTATGCGTCGATAGATTGAATGAGTTGGAACGCATCTGCGCCTTCGAGTATCCCTGCGTCTATGCAAGTGGTGCCGTCCTCACTGGCGTTGTAGAAGTTGTCTTGGATATCGTCAACGAGCATCGTGCCACTGTGGTTGTAGAAGTACGCTCGGCGGTCGACCGCCACTAGCTTCTGTGTCCACCCATCTTTGATTAGCTCAGCAAGCACAACGTATTGGCTGAAGTCTTCACTGTCGGGTTTGTTGTGGTACTCGATGAACGTGGGCATGTGAATACTGCCAGTCCATGATGCGCCATCACCTTGTGAGTGAAAACCAGACCATGAGACTTCGTCTATATTGAAGCCCCTTGCGGGGCCATCGCGTTTGGCATTGGCAATGATCTCGTCGGCCCAGTCATCGGGCGCGTCGTTGTACCGCGACATTGCGTTAGCTTTGCCGTAGTGATTGAGTTGGTCGAATGTGTACATGGTGTTAGTCCACTGTGACTGAGAATGTGATGTTGTCTTTGATGGTTGATTGAATGACGTCGCTGAAGTCGAAGTCGTTGATCGCATCGTTGACTGCTTGACTGATCTGATTGTCGAAGTCGTGATCTTCTAGCGCGCTTGTTGCGATGTCGTTGACTGCGTCTTCACTGATGTGATACTCGTCGTTGTTGTGCTCTTGAATGGCGTCATCAATAAGGTCTTGGGCTACCTCTCTGATGCGTTGATCGAAGCCGCTGTCAATAACTCGCATGGTGCGGTGGTTGGTCAGGATCTCGTTGACTTGAGATGTCACGATGTCGCGGATGTAGTTGTCGATCAGCGCCATGAGCGTGGTCATCAGCGCCGCTGTTGGTTGGCTAACCTGTGCAGGCGTGTTGACTGTGATGGTTGCGTCTGGTGTGGATTGTGTAGTTTGTTCCATGATAAATCTCCAAAAAAGATGCGGACGTTTTGTCCGCGAGTTGAATAAACGAAAAAGAAGAAATGACCGTTCTCTATAAGTTAACCCCCTCTCCAATAGAACAAGTCAAGGATTAAAACAACGACGGCCACGGCAATGGCCACCGCTTCAAACATGTCGCTTCGCTTCAGCATAAGCTCTCTCCCCTAGTTCTTTAAGTTTCATCGCCGCGTCTTGCAGGTCGTCGACAGCATCGCGCATGCCGTCCCTGTATCCCCACCAGTAGGCGCACTTGCCTGCGAAGTAGCCTATGACGAGGGCCGTGATTAAGCTTGGGTCAAAGTCCATATCAATCTCCTTTTGCTTCGTATTCTTTAATGAGTGCGTTCACCCATCGGTAGCGGTACGCCTGCATTTGTTGTTGCCAAAACGCTCGCTCGTTTCTGTTGTACTGGCGGTGAAACCAAACCTTGATGCCCCCTTTCACGTTGTCGTCCAACCACGAAGGCACGGATGTATGCGGCGCAAGCCTTGCCATGACTTCACCCCGCGCACGTATAAGCGCTCGACGTGTGATCTCCCCGCAGTCATACGCCTGAGCTAAGGCGGCGCAGATATACGAGAACTGGACTCGGCCGTCCTTCCAACCCCAAGGCTGTCCTCTATCTTGTTGTCCATCAAACAGGTACAGCTTGGCCGCACGCAGTGCGCCGCTTGTTGTGTTTATCTTCTTCATGTTGTCTCCTCCTCGGGTAAATAGGACAGCAACACCTTGCGTGGCAGGCGTGCCAGTAACTCGACGATGGCTGTCTCGTCCTCTTTGGCTATGTCGACCTTGATCTGCGCAATGACTGCGTCGATCACATCGTGGTACGTGGGGTACTTGTCGAGCTTCTCAGCCGTGTTTGCGGCGATCACGTCCCATGCCTCAGCGCGGGTATCCCACAGGTTGTCCCCATGTTCGTCGTGCAGGTAGTCGCCACTGGGTAGCTCTACCATGAAGCCCTCTGTTGTTCTAATGACTTTCATTTGCTTTCTCCTTGGTGTTATGCGGACAAGTTGTCCGCGAGTTATGCCCTACTCAGGGCGGTATTTAATTAGTAGCGGGACGCGGGAGTGTTGAAAGACTGGGGGCAGGTCTGCCCACATCTCACGTATGCGGGTGAATGTGTCTTGGTCGATGTAGTCAGCCCACCTTGAAGATGGTGGTCGGCGTGGGTTGGTCATGTGCTCGTACTCAGCCAAGTTCTTTTCTTTCCTCAATAGCTCGCCGTATTCTTGGTAGAAGTTGGCCTTGTCCACGTAGCCCTTGTCATGGGCATACTCCCACGCTTTCCTTGCGCTGGTGATCTCCCTTGTGATGGGCGCGAGGGCTTCCTTGAGTTCAGCCTTCCACTTCTTGAGCCACATCTTTCGGGCGGCCATGGCCTGCTTGTTGCGCTCATCCTGCGCTTGCTTTGCTCGCAGGTGTTTGGCCATGAATTCGTTCATGTCGCCTGTCTGCACCTTGTTGTGTATCTCTTTGGCCGTAAGTTTGCGGTCAGGTTTGCGCTTGGGTCGACACGCTCGGCAGTGCTTTGATTCCAATTCCATACGCACATTGCCTGCTCGACCCCATGCTTTTGACTGCGCGTAGGTGGCGCGGTACTTGAAATGTGCGAGTGGATGTTGTTGCCCGCATTTTGCACAGATTTTGAATTGCATACTTTCTCCTTACAGTTTGGGGCTAACTGGCCCACTTGGTTTTGTAACTGGCCCACCATTCGGCAGGGGTGGTCCAAAGAAAGATGACCACCTGAAACCCGCATGAACACTGGTGTTGTGTGCTATTTGACCACGATACCCACCATTTTTCAAGAACTTTTAAACCTTTTAAACAAACATCAAGAAAAGACACACCCACGCACTTATGTATATATATATCTATAGGAAAATAGTATTTATATATGTAGGTATTGTGGACGTGGACGCTGTGAACGCTAGCATCCATGCGGGTTGCGGGATGCCCGTGTAGGTGTCCACTTGTGTCAAGTGGTGGGTATGTGCAAAAAAACAACACTTTTACCCTACTTCTCCACAATACGTTGTGGAGAGATTGATGCGGACAGTTTGTCCGCAAGTTAAAGCAAGCGGAGTTGTGTTGAGCCACGCTTGATGTTCTCCCACTCAGACATCGCTTCGTACTCACGTTGTGCGCGTAGCTGTGCCTTGCGTTGCATAACGGCGCGTGGGTCTTTCTCCCATTGGTCGGCCATCTCTTTGAACTCTTTGCGTAGCTCACGCATTTGAGACAAGGCGTAGTGTTTGTTCTTGCTTGGTTTGTGCATGATGAATCTCCAGTTGTGCACCACGTTTTGTGGCGCGTTGGTTTTGGATTGACAAGGAATGAAACAGCGCAAGAGCTCCCCGCCCTCGCGCCTTGGAAAAAACTCGCGGACAAGTTGTCCGCATCAGATTGACTTGAGGAAACGGCGCTTCTCACTTGCGGTGAGTGCTTGGTACTTCTTGAGCAACGCGTCCACAGCGTCAACTTTGTTGGCTGTACGTTTGGCAGACTTGAGGTCAGCGCTTGGGAAGCACACCTGAAGCACGCGGTTCATTGCACGCTCAGCGGCTGAGTCGCGTGGCAGTGTCGCACCACGTTGGCCTTGCTTGATCGCAACGCCATGCTTCTTGGCCGCCCATTCCATTGCAAGAGGGCGAGCGTCAGCACGCGAACCGATGCCAAGCGCAAGCAGACGCTCAGCGAAACTGGCGGACGACTTGTCCGCATCATTGAACACAGCGAACACGGCAACACGATTGAATGACTTAGTCATGATAAAGCTCCAAATAAAAAAGCCTCGCTAATCGGCGAGGCAAACGAATCGGCAAGGCAATCCCCAACCGATGCATCTATTATAGCACAACGTGTTGCCAAATCCCCTTGACAGGGCAAATCCTAGCTAGCTGAACCCCACCCATCCCCCACCACCCCCTGTGGCTGTCGGAGTCCCTATGCACATGTGAACACTGTTCCACAACCGCAAATCAAATTTTAAAAAATCCGAGGAACCAATACTGTATAAAATCCCAGCACCCCCACCCCCTCAACTAAATACTTAAATTCCTACACTGGATACTTAAGCCGCCAAAAATTTTATAAAAATTTGGAAAAACCTCGTGGCGAAAAAAAGCCCCGGGGGTTAGGCCGGGGCGAAGAGGCAATGCAAACTCACCTCAAGGAGAAGCAAATGAACAAGACAACTTGCGCATTCGCCGAAAAGGAGTGTACACTCGCGCCAACGAGGATGCAACCGAAAAGGACTCCTGCGCATGTTTGAACACTTGGTGCACTTTGAACCCGACGTCACCTCTCGGGATGGTTTTAAAAAATTGGACGACGCGTCGCCCGAGGAAATGCTGTCCGCGCAAGTTGCCACGGAGCAATGGTTGGCAGACCTTGGCGTAGATGACGATGATGTTGTGGCAGAGCAACACCAGACAGAAGCCGCACGCAAGGCATTCAACACCGTCACCACCAACGCCGCCACCACAGAACAGAAAGCTTCTCTTGCAGAACTTAAGACCCCGGCTGCCGTGAGGCACCTGACGGGTATGCTGGCCGCGTACGACTGGCAGTTCATTGAGATGGCGCAGCAGCTTCGCGGCTACACGGTGGCCAAGATCTTGGAAGAAACAAAATCCCCCAACGCCAACGTGCGCCTCAAAGCTTTGATTGCGCTGGGCAAGGTCACGGAAGTTGGGTTGTTCACGGAGCAGATCGAGGTCAAGAAAACTGAGATGAGTGACGCTGAAGTTGAGCAGCGCATCAAGGACAAGTTGGCCAAGTTCATGGGCGTGATAGACGTGGTGGACGTTTCCGAGCGCCCAGAAGAAAGCCCAGACGCAGAGACTGATAGGTCAGAAAGCACAGACAGCTCAGATGAATCTTGAAAAGTTCACCACCATCAGCAAAGTAGAGCTGGAGGCGATACAAAAGGCGCTTCCGCACATGTCGCTGGCGGACAAGATTGAGTTGCTTGACGATTTAGAGGTGCGCGAGCGCCGGGCCAGCCTGCTGGCGGCCAAGACAAACATGTTGGGCTTCGCTCAAGCGGTGTATCCGGGGTTCAAGATTGGGCCGCACCACAAGAAGCTGGCCAAAATTTTTACAGATGTGGTCGAGGGCAAGAAAAAACGGGTGATTATCAACATCGCGCCGCGTATGGGTAAGTCAGAGTTCAGCTCCTACCTGTTCCCTGCCTATTTTTTAGGCAAGTACCCCAACAAGAAGATCATCATGGGCACGCACACTGCGGGTCTGTCCGAGGATTTCGGTCGTCGGGTTCGAAATTTGATTGATTCTGAGGAGTACCGCGATGTTTTCCCCCAAACAATGGTTGCTGACGACCAAAAAGCAGCTGGTAAGTGGTCTACAAGTGCTGGCGGCCAGTATTACGCTGCTGGTGTCGGGGGCGCTCTTGCTGGTCGCGGTGCTGATCTTTTCGTTATTGATGACCCTCATTCAGAGCAAGATGTTAAGTCCAATTCTCGACTGGCATTTGACACGGCGTGGTCGTGGTTTCAAACGGGACCGCTACAACGCTTGATGCCCGGCGGTGCGATCATCGTCATCATGACCCGTTGGTCCTTGCTGGACTTGACTGGGCGCTTGATTGACTACCAAGCGAGGAACCCAGAGGCCATACCGTGGGAGATTGTGGAGCTGCCAGCTATTCTTCACGAGGACACGGAGAACGAGAAGTCGCTCTGGCCAGAGCAGTGGCCGCTTAGTAGCTTAAAAGCTACAAAAGCTTCGCTGGACCCCCGGTATTGGAACGCGCAGTACATGCAGCAGCCGACCTCCGAGAACAGCGCCATCGTGAGCCGTAAGATGTGGAGGATCTGGGAGGGCGACGAGCCGCCACAGTGCGAGTACATCATCCAGTCTTGGGACACGGCCTTTGAGACCAAGAACAACTCTGACTACAGCGCCTGCACGACGTGGGGGATCTTCTACAACGAGGAAGAACACGACGCCCCTCAACTTATTCTGCTCGACGCGTTCAAAGACAGGATGGCGTTCCCGGAACTCAAGACAATTGCGCTCAAACACTACAGAGAGTGGGAGCCCGATGCGTTCATCGTGGAGAAGAAGGCGGCCGGAGCGCCGCTGATTCAAGAGCTCAGGGCGCTGGGCATACCGGTTCAGGAGTTCTCACCTAGCCGGGGCAACGACAAGATGGTGCGTGTCAATGCAGTTGCGGATTTATTCAGCAGTGGTAAAGTCTGGGCACCGGACACCCGCTGGGCACGTGAGGTAATTGAAGAGATGGCGGCGTTCCCAGTTGGGGAGCACGACGACTTCGTGGATACGACAACACAGGCGCTGCTGCGCTTCAGGCAAGGCGGCTTTATTTCTTTGGACACGGATGAGCAAGACGAACCACAGTTCTTCCGCCGTAAGACATACGCATACTATTAGGACCAAACATGGCAACGAACATCGACAAAGCGCTGTACCAGCAACCGGTTGGCATTGACGCACTGGCAGAGCAGGAGTCCCCACTGGAGATCGAGATCGTTGATCCCGAAGAAGTCAACATCGGCATGGATGGTCTAGAGATTCAGATCAAGCCCGGCGGTGAAGAAGACGAGACATTCAGTGACAACCTTGCCGAGTACATAGCCGATGGTGCCTTGCAGTCACTCGCTGGTGACTTGGTTGCTGACATTGACCAAGACAAAGCATCGCGCAAAGAGTGGGAGAAGACCTACGTTGATGGTCTGAAGCTTTTGGGCTTGCAGATTGAGGAGAGAACGGAGCCATGGCAAGGCGCTTGCGGTGTGTTCCACCCGATGATTACTGAGGCTGTGGTGCGGTTCCAAGCCGAGACAATCACAGAGACGTTCCCAGCACAGGGCCCTGTGCGCACCAAGCTGCTGGGTAAAGAGACACCAGAGCTTAAAGAGATCGCGGTGAATGTCGAGGACGACATGAACTACGAGCTGACCGAGAACATGGTCGAGTACCGGGCGGAGCATGAGCGCATGCTGTGGTCACTGCCTGCTACGGGTTCAGCTTTCAAGAAGGTCTATTACGACCCCAACCTCGGCCGTCAGGTGTCGATGTTCATCCCCGCCGAGGACATCTTGTTGCCGTACGGCGCGACAGATTTGGACACTTGCCACCGCGTGACGCACGTCATGCGTAAGACCAAGAACGAGATCATCAAGCTCCAGCAAGCCGGGTTCTATTTGGACATCGAGCTGCCTGATGCGCCCAAAGACCGCACCGATATTCAGAAAGCCAAGGACAAAGAGACAGGCTTCAATGACCTGAACGACGATCGCTACACCTTGTACGAGTGCCACGTTGACTTGAACCTTGAGGGGTACGAGGATGCGGACGACGAGGGTGAAGAGACTGGCATCATGCTGCCGTACGTTGTAACCATCATTAAGGGAACAAATGACATTCTGTCTATCCGCAGAAATTGGAAGGAAGATGATGCCCTCCGACTCAAGCGCCAGCACTTCGTGCACTACCAGTACATCCCCGGTTTCGGGGCATATGGTTTTGGCCTCTTCCACCTTATCGGCGGTTTTGCCAAGTCAGCCACTAGCCTTATGCGTCAACTGGTTGACGCAGGAACGTTATCTAATCTTCCCGGCGGTCTCAAGTCCCGAGGCTTGCGCATCAAAGGAGACGACACCCCCATCGCTCCCGGCGAATGGAGAGACGTTGACGTAGCCTCTGGCAATATCCGCGACAGCATTCTGCCGTTGCCCTACAAGGAACCAAGCGCCACACTGTTCAATTTACTGAACAACATCGTGGACGAAGGCCGTCGCTTCGCAGCTACGGCTGACATGAATGTGTCGGACATGTCTGCACAGGCTCCTGTGGGTACAACGCTGGCTTTGCTGGAGCGTCAGCTCAAGGTGATGACGGCTGTTCAGGCGCGTGTGCACTTTGCCTTGAAGCAAGAGCTGAAGCTGCTCAAGGACATCATCCGCGACTACACAGACCCAGATTACACATACGACCCTGAGTACGGCAACCGCAAGGCGAAGAAGGCTGACTACGACAAAGTGGACGTGATCCCTGTGTCAGACCCCAACGCTGCGACAATGTCTCAGCGCGTCATTCAGTACCAAGCCGTCATCCAGATGGCGCAGATGGCTCCCGATATCTACAACTTGCCCGAGTTGCATCGCGGCATGCTCAACGTATTGGGCATCAAGAACGCAGAGAAGCTGGTGCCAATCGAGGAAGACATGCGCCCCATCGACCCTGTGCAGGAGAACCAGAATGCACTGAAGGGGTCGCCTCTGAAGGCGTTCTTACATCAAGACCACGCGTCGCACATTCAGGTGCACATGATGCTCTTGCAGGATCCAATGATTCAGCAGTACATCGGCCAAAACCCACAGGCTCAGAAGATCATTGGTGCAATCACTGCGCACGTGGCAGAGCATGTTGGCTACCAGATGCGTCAGAAGATTGAGCAGCAGCTCGGTATGCCTTTGCCTCCAGAAGACGAGAAGCTGCCTCCACAGATTGAGATTGCTTTGTCGGGCATGATGGCGCAGGCAGCGCAGCAGGTATTGATGCAGGATCAGGCCAAAGCCGCTCAGATGCAGGCACAGCAGCAGGCCCAAGACCCCGTCTTGCAGTTGCAAATGCAGGAACTCCAGCTCAAGCAGCAAGAGTTGGAGCTCAAGAAACAAAAGATCATGATGGACGCCGCAGCCAAGGCAGATGCTCAGCAGCTGAAAGAGCAAGAAGTCAGCGGCAAACTGGAGTTGGACGCTTTACGCACTGGTGCGCAAATCAAAGAAAGCCAAGCCAAACAACAGTTTGAACAAGAACGTGCCGGTGTCCAGAT